AACGAAAAGGCATGGGCTTGACAACCCATGCCTTTTTTGATATAATTATTTTGTCGGCATGGTGCCGATATGACAACCGTTATAAGGAGTGTAACAATGGCTAAGAAGAAAGAAACCAAGAATGCAAGCGTAATCGAACCACCAGCTATTGAGAAAGTAGAAGATAAACCTCAGATCCTTGATCTGAAACAATTTTTAGAAAATAAAATTATTACAGAACTAGGAGTACCAAAAAACTTCTCCCATGTACGAGCAATCAATACATGGGAAAACCGCTGGCGTATCAATGTGTACTCTAAGGAGGAAGGATTTATTACTAAATTCAAAATCGTCAACAGCTTTTTTGGGATTTGGGAAGATAACCAATTGGTTACTAAGCCACAAATCGAAAAAATTTACTAAACAATTTTAGGAAAACCTAAAACCACGAATTTTTTTTCCAGATTGACAAAACTTTTTTTTTGTGTTACGATAGGTTCGTTGTTGAGGCACTTCGCCAAAACAACTCAAAGCTAGATAAGGAGTTACTGAAATGGCTCACGAAATTGAAAAGCGTAATGGTAAGGACAGCTTCGCCTATGCCGGTCAACCCGGCTGGCACTCCCTTGGTCAGCTTGTGGAAGGAGATGCCACCAAGGATTACAGGGAATTCCTAAAGGCAGCTAATATGGATTGGGGAGTCTATAAGTCTCCCCTCTTCCGTAAGGATGAAAACGACGAGTTCATCGCCACTAACGATAGCTTCGGTGTCATCCGTGATGTTGACCATGCCTACCTAGGCACAGTCGGTCCCCAATGGGAACCGATTCAGCCAAGTGAAGCGTTGGAATGGTTCCAACCCATTGTCGATGCCAACTTGGCAACTTTTGAAACCGCCGGTTCTTTGCGTGATGGCAAAGTCATCTTTGCTCTCGCTAAGATCAACGAAGAAAACGAAGAAGTAGTAAAGGGAGATGCCATCTCTCGTTATATCCTTCTCTCAACCAGCTTCGACGGGACACAAAGCACCCGTGCTGGCTTCACGCCGATTAGGGTAGTCTGCGCCAATACCTTGGCATCCGCCAAGTCTAACGCAGAATCCAAACTGCTCCGAATCCGGCACCATCGCCGTCAACACGAAGTCCTTGACAAAGTCAGGGAAATCATGGTTCTCGCTAATAGCGAGTTCCAAGCAACGATGGAGCAATATCGCTTCCTCGCCAAGAGCAAGATAGTAAACCACAAGGATCTTGTTGAATATGTCATCAAGGTTCTCGATGTCGATGTGGACGACAACGGTGAAATGTCCACCCGATCTTTCAATCGAGTTAAGGAGATCTCCGATCTCGCTTACCTCGGCACCGGCAGCGACCTCGCCGCTGGCACTTGGTGGTCTGCGTACAACGCAGTCACCGAACATTTGTCCCACAACGCTGGGCGTAACGCCGATAACCGTTACACCAGCCTCTGGTTCGGGCAAGGTGCCAATCTCAACAAGCGAGCCCTCGACCTCGCAGTACAAGTCGCTGGCTAATCCTTAGCCATCCACAAACCCTATGCCCCGCTGGTCACCCCAGCGGGGTTTTTTATTTCCATAAACCTAATCACAGACTTGACTTATAGCAATTTTTATGATAAAATAAACCTATCGGTAATCGTGCCGATCAGGAGAAAAGTAATGGTTACTACAGAAGCATATAGGAAGTTGGATAAGTGGGTGGAATATTTGGTAAGAAACAACGAAAAGATAGTTGGAATGTTAATAAAGCATAAGAACACAAAGACGGAGACATATCCTTGGCAAGCCTACAAAGCAGGAGTCTTTATCGGTTCCTTCTTTGGCAAAAAAGGAAAAGAAGAAGCAATAGAAGCAATTACTAAAACTTGACATATCATGTCTTTTATGTTATAATATGTCTATCAGCAATGGTTGCTGAACCACAAGGAGAATGAAATGATTACTAATGATATCGAAAAAGAAGTACAAAGAATCATTAACCTATTCCCAGAAAATCAACAATTTATCGTAGAAGTGCAATTTGCACCAGATTATGACGATGACGGCAATTATTACACGCCAGCTGGCAATTCCTATTGCCTCACTACAGAAGAAGCAATTAGGGAAATTGTCAAAAACTTTATGGAATGCGAAAACGATACAGTAAAATTCGACCAAAATGTCGTTTCCATACTCCAAAATATCACCACACAAGAAACTTTCTTTCAAACTTTCCAAAACTTCTTTGGAGAAGAAGAGTATCAATCTTCTAAAATCCAAACAAAAGAAAACTATCAGGAAAAACAAAGGATATCCAAAAGAAGGCAGCTTGAGGAAACCGCTGCCTTTTTCGTCCAAAAATACAACCTTGAAGGAATTGACACCTTTGAAGGTATGAAGATTCTTCATGACCTTATCAACAGTCAAAATGCCAAGAGGGAACAATTCTTTTCAAGTGAATCCAGAGCAGAAAGGTATGCCACTTATGCCATGTCAGGCTGTAGACATACCTTCTGGGAAGATGAGGACTATACAAGAAATGAGTTTGATGGTAATTTGGATAAACTATATGATCTTCTCTGCTATGTCAGAGATTACTTTCCTCTCTTCTGGAAAGAATACCAGAACCACGCCCTAGATGAAATAAACGCCGAAGAATAAACCAACAGATCCCCTTGGCTAACCCCAAGGGGATTTTTTTATGCAAATTTATATTTTCACAAAGCATTGACATTACATCACAGATTTGGTATAATAAGCTATCGGCAAAGGTTGCCGATTAAGGAGAAATAACATGGAAGAACAAGACTGGTCACAAGATGATTTCATTGCATATATGCAAGAGAATCAATTGACCGAAGAAGAAAGAAAAGATAATGAATTAACCAGAAAGCTAAATGTCGTTATCAACAGCGAAAAGTATTTCGCTGAACTTTTGAGTTTCAGCGAAGATCCAGATAGGCAACAATGGCAGACCGATCTAAACGAAGAAGAATGGGAAATGATTAAAGAAGTTTGGAAATTGCTATTTGGATCGAAAAAAGAAAGTTGGGATTGAATAAAACCAACAATACACTAAAATGAACTATGGGAGAAAACTATCCCATAGTTTATTTTATTTAACTAAATTATCAAGGAGGATCGCCCATATGCCCTATTCCATCTCTGATGATCTCAAACTTATTCAAATCCAAGACAGGATTGATAAATTACTCGTCCTTATGAAAGACCATCTAAAGGACGCAACTCCCACACAAATCCAACACATCCGCAGGGAGATTAGCCACCTAGTCACCCAAAGATTTAACGAAATGAAAAAATAAACCATTTCCCCACTTGACATATCCTAAATGTTTTGATACAATACAAATCCAGCAATGGGTGCTGGAAAGGAGTATCACAATGGCAAAGGCAAAGTTTCGTATTATCCCAACGGGGACAACTTGCAATCTCCACTCAAACGGGTGGAACTATTTCTACTTCGGACACTCCCAATGGGATCGCCTTATCGTCAATAGGGAATCCGAAAGGATTCTTGTCAATGAACAAGAATATAAAATCATAACCCAACACATAGTAATCAATAATATCAAGAACAAACAAATCTGTAAGGAAAATGTGGATTATCCCACATTTGACGAGCATAAAGCCCTCAAGATTGCAGAAGAAGCAATCGAAAAGGGTGAAGCTGTGATAGAGAGCTTTTCGACAGTTTGTCCGATCTTAAAAGTTCTCGCCACCGCTTGAGAAACCATATTAGTAATCCACAAACCCCCGGCTAACCACCGGGGGTTTTTTTATTTTTGCACTTGACAAACTCTTATTTTTTTGCTACAATTTAACAAGGTCAAACCAAGGTGGTTATGACCAAAAATGGTCGCTGATACCAATTCACAAATCAGCACATATAGGAGAAATATAATGGCTAAGTTCAATCAGCAGTCCTTTCAAACCATCGCACAGAAGTATAATTTGAAGAAAGTCTTTGATGTTTACAAAATCGAAGAAGAATATTATGAAATTGATAGACCACAAATGATTTGTGGTCATTGTAACCACCAAATCACCAATAAGTGTAATTGTAAAGTCCCTGACTTCAAGGATGGGCGTTGTCAAAATATAAAAAATTGCGAATATACTTGCGACGGAATCCAAGGAGAAGTGTGCCAATGCGAATACGGCACACGAATCCAACCACCCTACAAATACATATCAATCTATGACTCCTGTGACCAATACGGAGGTCCAGAAGAAGGAGGTTGGTGGTATACTTCCTCATATCTCCAACAGTCTTATGAGTGCGAAAACCAAGAGCAAGCCTACCAAATCAGAGAGGAAATGCGACAACTCGCTGAAGAACTCAATAACGCCCAAAGAGATCAACATAATCGGCACCTTGCCGACTCCCTTGACTGGCTGGAAGCTCGTGGACTTGAACCAGACTTCCTTCCAGAACCAGACGGTCCAAACGAATTTTGGATAACCACCGAGTGGTTCCCCGGCGAAAACCACTCAGGCAACTATCGCCCACATTACTGCTAATTAGCAAAAAACAAACCCACTTAACCCCACTTGGCATACCACCAAGTGGGGGTTTTTTATTTCCACAAGCAAAATTGACCCTAAATCGTTAGATTTTCCTAAAATCAACCTGACCCCCATTAAAACACAATAACCCCAAAGAAGGTCATTTAATCGAAAATATATTGATATTGACTAAATCTTAATTTTTTGTTATAATGTATGTGTCAAGCCAAGGTGGCAATGACACAAGAGGGAAACACAATGCAAATGCAAATGCAAATGTCCATGCGCCTTGAAATGTGGCAAGAGTGTACCGTTTGCCGGTGCCCTCTTCACAATAGAGACTTTGTGTCTCTAGTAATGCTCGCCTTATCAGGAGAAAAACCCAATTACAAAGTTTGTCCTAAGTGTCTTAACAACCTTGAGGACAAAGCATCGAAAGATAGAAACTACAGGGAGAGATTTCGTAGGTTTGTGAAAAAACAAATCGAAAAAAATAGTTGACAAATCCGCAATGATTTGTTAGCATGGTCTTAGGTCGATTGCAATGGTTGCAAAAGACCAAAAGTGGTTCGCTGATACCAAAACATAAATCAGCACTTGGAGATTAACAAATGGCTACTTCTAAGAAGAATGTTTCCGCTATGATTGCCAACACCAACACCACCAAGAAGGCAACAAAGCCTTCTAACGCCAAGATCACTCTAAACGATTTCAAGGCTGTATTGGCTCACGCCATTCAGGCGACGGAGATTTTAGGAAAGTCCAAGGCTGAACGCCTTGGTGTGCCTTCCACAGCAGAAATCATTTCGCAAGCCATTCAAGACGGAGAAAACCAATTCTCCGCTGATGTGGTGGCAAAGGTTGAAGAAGTCATCAACAAGGGCATGACCTTTGTGCCCAACTCTACCCGACCGGGAGACAATTTTCAGGAAAATGTCAGGAACGCTTTCCTAAATTGCTTCCGCACCGAAAAGGTTCAACCAGATCAACTGTCCCTATTGGTCTGGTTGCCAAAGGTTATCAAGGATAATGAAACTCCAAAAACAGAAAAGAAAGTCGAAGGGCGTATCGTCACACCCGGAAGGTACACTTTGAATCTCGTCCTTCTTGAGAAGAAGGATATCAACGGACAATTCGGTCCACAGACAATTCATACCTTCCAAGCAACAGATGGTCCCCATGAAGGGGACTTCTTTGAACTCTGGGCTAAACAAGATGCCCTTAACCTTGAAATTGGAGAAACCTACTCCACAACCACACAAGTCAATATCAACCGTTTCGGCACAGTTATGCCGAAACCCTTCAACGGCAGGCTGGCAAACAAACTCGCCAGCAGGAGCAAGTTTGCCTAATTAGCAAAACACAAAACTCACATAACCCCACTTGGCTTATCACCAAGTGGGGTTTTTCTATTTTCACACTTGACATATCTCGTTTTTTTTGCTAGAATTTACTCAGGTCGATTGCAATGGTTGCAAAAGACCAAAAGTGGTCTGCTGATACCAAAACACAAATCAGCACATATAGGAGAACTAAGATGGGTCTTGATAACTTCTGGCGGGATCAGAACGATGAGCCGGCAACCATTCCCGGCGAATTCCGCATCTGCGGCGGAATGCTGTCAGATCACGGAAACTCATCGTTCCGGGGCAAAGTCTACGAGCAACTTGTAATCTCCGTTACCGGAGTCAGTCTCTACCAAGAACTGATTCCCGCTGAAACTGTCAAGCAAATGGCAGAAAGTCTTAAAAATAAGAGGTGGGACTCATTGTTTGGGTTCACCCACAACATTGACGAACAAGAATACAACGATCTAGTCAAAATGTTTGTCGAACATGGTAAACAAAATCATCATCTGAAAGGATGGTGGTAAACCCTAAATCCTAAACTCCATAACCCCACTTGGCATACCACCAAGTGGGGTTTTTTTTATTTTTGCACTTGACTAACTATCTAATCCACGATACAATTAAACAAGCGACAATGGCTGTCGCTGATAGGAGAAGATGAAATGAGAAGGCATATGTCTCAGAAATTCAAAGGTAGGCAATGGAAATCCCATAAGCATGATTGCGGTCATGCACAATGCGGAATCTGCCATCCTGAAAAGTTTCCCAAAAGGGAAATAACAAGAAAAGAAGAACTTGCTAATACCAAGTTCAATGAACAAATCAATGAAACCCCATTAGGGGCTTGATTAGCAAAACACAAACTCACATAACCCCACTTGGCATACCACCAAGTGGGGTTTTTCTATTTTCACACTTGACATATCTCGTTTTTTTTGCTAGAATTTACTCAGGTCGATTGCAATGGTTGCGAAAGACCAAATCGGTCTGCTGATACCAAAACACAAATCAGCACATATAGGAGTCTATAAGATGGGTGCTTTTCGTAAAGTTGAAGCCAATTTCAATGCAGCTGAAATCCTTGAAGCAGTATTCCACAACCACGGAGTTCTTGCATCTTTCGGGTTTGGATTTGATTGCCCTTCATCAATCACCCGAAAGGTGGGAGATTGGGAAGTCCGTCTTACTAATACAAGGGGTATGGGAAACGCAGGCAATTATGTAGTCGTTCCAACTACAAAGGCTACTTATCAAGTAGCACTAGAGGCAACAATTAGATATCTCCGTCGCCTCGCTGATGAGGCGGCAATAGATGAGACCAATTGGAATTGGTCTAGATGGACTGTGGAACTGGGAGGGGGACATCTAATCCCCATCCTAATGTCCCAATTCGCCCCCAAGGGGCTGAGAATCGGTCAAGATGACCGATGGCAATACTTCTCCCACTCTGAGGAAAATTTCCTCAATGTGGGGAAAACCACAAGAAGAGTCTGGGTTAGACCAGTCTAATCATCAAAACACAAACCCACCTAACCCCACTTGGCTTATCACCAAGTGGGGTTTTTTTATTTCCACTCTAGAAATCCACGAAGATTCTTCCACGCATTTCCCCCAAGTGATATGCGAAAGACCACATACAAATCATCATCAGCAATAGATATAAGGATTATCGTTTACTAACAGGTGGGAGATTGTGGGGAATTGTGGAAAACAATGGTGCGAAGCATTGGGTAAACACAAAGACACAAAAAACTAAAAGACCCGATGGAAACCGGGTCTGCCTCATTTCAACTTATTTGATACTCTTTTTATCCTTTTACAATGTGAGATACTGCTTATCCACTAGTATATGTATGCGTGAGGTAGAAATTTCTATTGACATTTTGGACAAAAAGTGTTACAATATGTATGTCGAGGAGAAAATAAAGCACTCGACAAGGAGGAAATGATGAAGACAATGCCGTTGTTCACCTTTGTTGTCCGTAAAGGGTTTGCGGATTTCAAGGAGAAGCAGCTTTTTGAGGCGACGGTTGTTACTTATGTCGTAGATGGAATTGAAATGCAAGATTTCCGCCTACCAGACGGCAGGGAACTCAAGGGAGTTCCTTGTGAAAACACAAAATTTCACAATTAGGAGGTGTGAAAATGGATATTTCATTCGCACAAAAGGTATTTCGTATTGTTCAAACACAAAGTCAGGAGGTAATAGAGGAGCAGATAAGGGGAAGTGACGATATTTTTAGTTTTCTAATCCCATTTGGGAGGAAAAAAGACCCAAATGAGATAAAAGTAGGAGAAGAAACAGAAGTTTTGACGAGGGAGAGGGAGGAATATCGAGATCGGCGTGGAAATGTGCGACCTGTTACATATCGGGTCGTGCGTATCGGTTGAGTGAAATACTAAAAATACCCCGCAGGGAGTAAAAACCCTGCGGGGTATTGTGTTTTAAGGGGTTTGAATTGGTATTTACAAGGGAGGAGACATATGGTATAATAGAGACACCAGCAGGAGACTGTTGGTGTAACAAAAGGGAGTGAAAAATGTCAGAGGAAAATGTGGTTCTGGAGGATTCAGTCCGAGTAGAGGAGAGAGGAGGTGTAAAATATCTGGTTTTGCCGGGTGGGATCGAGTTTGCGATGCCTAATATAGAGAAAAAGAGAGTAAAGATTGGTGAGTATCGCCAATTGGTTGATAATTTAGAAAATCACTTTAGGCGTTTGCAAATTTTTGGATTTCACAGAATTGGTTTATCTGGTTTTGAGAACATTGTTGAAGTGGTTAAGTCATCTTTGCAGGAATTGGAAAACAGTTATTGCAACTTGGCTAAACCACAATACAAAGAGAAAGCAGATTCGTTGATTAAACAAGTCAAGGAATATCTTTCTAATCTCCAATAAAGATAAACCTAGTTAAAAACATAACCCACCTGAGTTATCTCAGGTGGGTTTTTTTATTTCTACTTAGTTCATATCTTGACTTATACTCATATTCATTTCCCCTAATATAAAAAGATTACTACTTTTCATCTCTCTATTTACCTCTCTCTAATCCTTTTGCACCCTTCCTTGTATTTTTATAAAAAGTAAAACATCGTCAAATCATGTTTTAATGTTTGTTAGGAAAACCTAAAACTGGATGACATAGTAGTGGAGAAAAGCGGTAGATAAAAGGAACTACTATGTCGTCTTAGGTGGGGGGTGGGAATTAGAGATAAAAAGTATGCTTGACTTTTCCGGGGATTTTTCGTATACTATGTGTGTCGGTTGTATCTGCGACTGATGCCGGTGGTGATTTTGTGAAACGCTAAGACGGTGCCAATTGTGTTAGCGAAACGCAAAAAAACCCTTGTTTTTCCCTGAAAAACCGGGGGTTGACATGCCGGGCGGTTTGTGGTTTAATGGTCGCAGTCACCCGATGTGGTGACGCTAATCCCCGAATCGGAAGCATGGTGCCGAAGATAAGGGATTAGGAAAGTAGAAAGGTAGATTGTTATGAAGACTTCAAAGAAGAACGCTATGGTTCATGTGGACAATGCTAAAGCTTCTTTCGAGTTTGTGGATGTTTCTTCTCTTGTTTTGGATCTTGATAACAACCGTAAATTTGGGATGGATGATGTCTCAATTCAGGCATTCGCTGCCGAATTGAAGCGTGATGGCGTTCAAACGCCAATCATTGTCGCTAAACTCCCTGATGGAAAGCACAAGGTGATCGCCGGACATAGGCGATCTGTGGCAGCGCAAAAGGCTGGGATCAAGAAGATTCCCGCTATGGTTCATACCGGACTCGATAAGGAGCAAATGTTCCTTTTGCAAGTGATTGAGAACGAACAACGGGAAGAACCGTCGTTCATCGACCGTGCCATCGCCATGAAGAGGGCGATGGAAGAGTTTAATTGGACACAAACAAGGGTCGCTTCCGTATTCAAGACATATGGGGCGGATGTGTCAAAGACCTTGGGACTCCTTAAACTCCCCAAGGAAGTTCAAGAATCCATCCATGCCGGAGAGTTTACCTTCAAGGCTGCCATAGCGTTGAAGAACGCAACGCCGGAAGCGATGGCTCTGGTAGCTCAGGCTACACAAGCGGTAAAGGACATGGGAAATTCTAAGACCAAAGCGGAAAAGTCTAAAATCAATACCGCAGTTGTATCTAAAGTCGCTCAACAACCCGGTTCCGGGGTTGCCGATCCCAAAGCCGTAAAGGCGACAAAGGTTGATCCTAAAGCCGCTTTGTCCGGTCCCCTGCCGGGATCGGAAGGTAAGGGAGAAAAGGGAGAAAGTGGACACAAGAAGTCCACGGACATTCCCGCCCCGCCAACTCCGGCATCCGGCGAACGCAAGTCGGACAAAGCCTCCCCGGAAGCTATCCAACTTTTGCTAAACTCATTGTGCAAAGATCTGGTAAATTACCCCGTTGTGCCTCTCTTGAGGGCACTTTCCAAGTGGATCGACGAACGGTCAAGCGACAATCGGGCGGTGATTGTCACCCTCTGCCAACACTTGGAAGACAAGAAGTCTACCAAGTAACATACTAACAAACTCTCAGACCCCCCGGAGTATTCCACTCCGGGGGGTTTTTTTATTTTCTTTATATTTAATACAAACTAAATCCGCGGTGTCTTAAACACTATCTACCTTTTTTGTAGACTACTATGTCGTTCGGGGCGACCTGGGTTTTGCATTAGCCTTTCCTAATACTTTTCTAAATCCCCCTTAGACGACATAGTAGTTAATTTAAGCGATCTCTACTGTAGACTACTATGTCGTCTTATCAGCAAACCATTTACCCACTAATTGTGTAGACTACTATGTCGTCTTATCAGCAAACCATTTACCTACCAATCATGTAGACTACTATGTCGTCTTAATGGGAAACCATTTACCCACTAATCGTGTAGACTACTATGTCGTCTCAGGGAATCAAGGAAATTGTGTCTGGTTGGGCTTGCAATCTGTTGCATCTTCCCGTACAATTCTCAATGGGTGGATATGGTTTCCGCCCAACCGGGTGCCCCGCCGGGGATTGGGGTTGATGAGGGTTTCGATCATGGCGAAGAACATCAAGGTTTCTGGCAAGGTTTCCAAGACGGTTTCGGGCAAGGTTCAGGCGGATCAAACCGCCGTCATTCTTCAAGCCCTTCAAGGGCTGGATTCAGCCCAACTAGCACGATTGTTGGCGTCAATCAAGATTGGAGACTTGGGAGAGAAAACCGCCCCGCCAACTCCGGTTTCTCCCAAGAAACCCAAGGGCGACGGCGGTGCCATCGTTGTCCGCCCCGTTGCTGAAAGCGTTGCCAGCAAGCCCGCCATCGCCCTGCCCACCCCGGTGAACAATCCTTTGTCAACCGGTGCCATCGAAAATGTCCCGGTTATTTGCACCGGGATTTCTCCGGTTTTCTGGAATCGCTTCAGGAAACCCCAACGGATTGTCAATCTGGTGCATAGCAATGGCACCCCGTTCGTCGTCTACATGGATGACCGTGCTACTTCAGGGATTGAAACAGGTGCAGAATACCTGTTGTCCGGTATCCTTGAGGGCACCGATGAAACCCCTACGGTTTGTAGACAATCGAAACCCTACAACGGGGTTTCGGCTAATGTGGTCAAGAAAGCAGTTATTGAGAAAGCCTGACGGGTTTACTCTTTAATCCACCTGCCCCGCTGGTTAGCTCCAGCGGGGCGACCTTTTGCACCCATTGTAGACAAAGTTAGTCGCAGACTACTCTTGTGGACTACTCTGTCGTCTTGACTGGAAACCAATTGCCACCAATCTTGTGGACTACTTTGTCGTCCTGAAAATCTTTCTGGCAGTCTAAAGTCTCCCGGTTGGATTGCCGATAAATATATTGTGCCGATAGTGGCACGGGAGAACACTAGCATGGAACGCTTCACCAACCCATTCATTTGGTTCACTTTCTTCTTCTCAATCCTATTTGCTATCAGAGACATCGCTAGAACCGGCGACAACATCAAGGAGTAACCGGACATGGCAAGGATGCTATTAGCTGTCGTTCTCTTGTCCAGCGGTTGCGCCCACTATCGCAACAGCTCTCTAGAACTCGGAGCTACTTTGTCCGACAATCGACCAACGGTTTCAGCCACCTTCAAGATAGCTTTTGAGTAAAGGAAACCCCCAGAAACCCAGCAGGATTTCATCTACCTGCTGGGTATTTTTTTACAAAGCTGCCATAACAAAATTGCACTTGAGATTCCTATTAAAGGAGTGGGTTAGTCCGGTATCCTCCCGCCCCCATGACCCCCTTTGATACTTCTTCTTCATTTATTTTTTTCGCTAGGCGTTTTGGAATAATTTGTTACGAAATGTTGGTAGGTGTTTATAAGTATGTGCGTTTTGTAACAAGTGGAAGCCCCGATCATATTGAAAATGAGTTGAAAAGTGTATCTTTTCTAATATGTTTGGGGTTACAGAATACTGCCAGATATTTATAAGTGGAGGTATTTTGTACCGAGTGGTGGTGGATTTACAAAACTGCCGAAATGGGTTTGGGGGTGTTGGGGGTAAAAAGGTAGTGAAAAGAAAAGGGCGCATCTTAAAAAAATGCGCCGGGGGGAAATTTATAAGTTTATAGATGTTAAAAAACATTACTTTGGTATAAAATTATATAATCTTTGAAGTTCTGGAAGATGATGAAAAAAACCGTCTAAAGACCTTCTGGCAGATGCTTCATCACCTTCTGAAGCATATTGTTCAGCATTTTTAAGAAAAGAAATACATTGCTCTAATACAGCCTGAAGTTCTCCAGTAAGATATCCAGACATATCTTGAGTAACTTTTACCATAGTTGGTCCAGATTTTCCTCTAGTGTTTGGGAAAATATTTTGGTTTTCTTTCAGATATTCGTTAAAGGTTTTCATAATTTTCCTATTCTTAACTTATATATGAGTTTTGGGCTGTTTCACCAGCATCATTCTTTTCTTCATTTTCTGAGAATTGTTTGAAGTTGGTCATGCATTATTTATGCATATTTATTTAATTTAACCTGTAAAATCTTTGCCGAATAGTTTTGATAATACGAGGTAAGCTTTTTGGCAGGCGGATTTTGAGTCGAATTCTTCTTTGCTATAGCGAGCTATTGTTTTTTTGCTCATATCGGAAGCAAGCATGGACCAACCTTTGCATCCATATTGGTGAAAGGTGTAAGGTTGGGTGTTTAGTATAGAGGCGCTGAATCTTCCGTAGACATTACGGACATCTGGTAATATTTGAATATCATCTTGTGCTATATCTGTGTTTGGTGGGAAGAGCATATTGTAGAGGTATAAGTTATTTTTAATTGCTCTGGCTGCTTTGTTAGCTTCTTCTTTAGGTCCGCAGTAAATGGTAATATCTTTTTGGTCGGCTTCACCGCCGGATAGTTTTTTTGATTTCCATTTGTTTCCATTATCTTTAATTATTTGTAGGACATAGTTATAGGCTGTGTCTCTATTGCTATCAACGGGTCCGGTTCTGAGGTGAATTTTCCAGCCGCCGAAACCACCGACAGGTATTTTCCTTTGTGGTATTTGATCTTGATTTTCTAGGAATTGTTTGAAAGTGGTCATGAATTATTTATAAACAAACTGTTTATTTTGAACCAGATAATTTCGCAAGCTGTGGTTGTGAATAAGGCGAGGATGCCAAAAAGTAAGCTGCTTAAGAAAAGTTCTGTTACAAGTTCGTGATATACTTGTGGGTATGGTGGTGATTTGAGTAATAGTAATAAAATATCCATATAGTATGGATTGGTGTTTGTCTTCATAATTGCGGGAATGTTTTATGAAGAATTGGGGTGAATTGTGTGAAGAGGTTTATGTATTTTTAATTTATGTCGAGATGGGTAATGTTTCGGCGGGTGGCGAATATATAAATAAGTTTGATTTTGGGTGGTTCTTTTTGATCCAATTGGCGGCATATTTGTAGAATTTGGTGGCATAACCTTGTCGTTGGAATTCTGTCCAGACGATGAGGTTAGCGACTACGAAGTCATCTTTGCCTCTTAGGAAGCTTCTTTTGAGTTGTAGTTCTCCTATTTCTTTTCTTTCTGGTGTTTTGAAAATGAATTGGGGTGTATTGTATTCTGGGTTGATGTGAGTGGTTACGATAAATTCTTGATTGTTATTTTCAAGGAATTGTTTGAAGGTGGTCATAGTTATATTCACCAAATTTCCAGATCGTTGGATTGTTGTGCTTGTGGTATAGGTATTTGTCTATTTGGTATAGGTATTTGTTTATTTGGGGTTTTAGGCATTCTTGATCTTGGTTCTGGCAATGAGGTGGTTGGTTTTACTTTGACTGGTATAGATGGGTCGAATTGATTATTTGGGTGGAAGGTTGCGTCATTTGCGTTAATCCATCCGATGATATAATGGGGAGGTATTTTCCATTTGACTGATGATAATTCGTGTCTTTCTTCGGATGGGATTTCTTCCCAAGCGGAGTTGAAGTAATGTTCTCCACCTCTTTGTATGTTTTCTGGTTTGTTTGGTATTCCGAGGAGAACGACGAATCTGCTATTTTTGTGCATCCAGTTGAGTAGTCTGTTTAAGTTTTCTGGTTGTTGGTCTATTGGTTCGGTCATATCAAAAACTGCTATTGCTTGTCTGTCTAGATTGGGGTCGGAGTATTTGAGACCTTCTTTTGCTATTTTTTTTGCTATGTCTTCTGATGTTGTTCCGTGTCCTAGTACGCTGTACTGGTTAAGGTCAAGGAATTGCAATTGATCTGCAAGTATTTTGATCTTGGATTGATCTTCAATGGTTTCGAGGAATTGTCTAAAAGTTGTCATGAGGTTATTTATTGGTGTTGATTTAATTTATGGCGAGAGGGGTAATGTTTCGGTGGGGTTTTGGATATATAAGTATTGTAGATTTCAATAAATGAGTTACAATAGGTTTGGTGGTTTTTGTTGAATTAGGTGGTATATGAAATCATTTTATGATATGTATCAAATATTGAAAGAGACAAGTGGTAGTGGTGATGCCATATGTAATGAAGTTAAAAATTTTATTGATAAAGAGTATGAGAAGAAATCTGGAGATAAAGATGGTTTATATTTTTTCTGTAGAGAGATTCAAGAAGAGGTTATTAGGGATTTCGATATTACCAAACCTGTTACTAATATTTTAGAAGAATTGCAATTTTATTCTTTGTTGATAGCGTATGTTTGTCAATATTTGCAGGAAAACGAATTGGATGTTGAAGATTGTTACAAGTCTAGAAAAGGTATTTTGAATATTGTTTTTCTTTATGGTAATACGATTGCAACAGAAGATGAAATAGCCAAGGTTTTTGGTATCCCTATTGCGTTGTATAGGAATGTTATAAGAATAAGTAATGGACCTAAAACATTGAAATTGATTGATAATATGAGGAAGTTTGCGAGTAAGCATGGATTTAATCGTGGTAGTTCTTGGAAGGAATTGGTTAGAAAATTAATTTCTGATCGAACGGATGATAACGAATCTTTTCAGGATGATTTTGTGATTGCTATGGGGTTATCTGGTTTTGGTCCATTTGCCAAGCAGTATAGTGATTTTTCCAAGGCTGCGAAGGTTGGAATAGATAGACCTAGAGATTACACAACAAGAATGTCTCAAATATTTGCAAATAGAGAAGAGGAAAAGGAAGAAGATGAAGATACGATCTTTATGAGCAAGGATATTTTTGCTAAATACGATAAAATCGTGGCGAAATACATTCCTGAAAGATTTTTGAAACCAGAGCATGCCAAGATGATTGGTGATTTTGAGACTTTCGGACCATACAATTTGAATGATAGGCATCCTGAATATAAATCGGAAGATTATATGAGGGATTTGCGTAAACACATGAGGGAATATGACAAGATTGTTTTTGGAGAAAACAAATTCAGGGACGAATTATTCATGTATGATTGGATAATTGTAATGTTACTTTTTTGTAACAAAAAACAATTAGTTGAGAAGTTTAAAGATTTGTTATTACAAATTGCGTCACCTTCAATGGAATTTGTGGAAGAGACTATTGAGAAGCAAGATTTGCCGATTACTGACAAGCAGAGAAATCTTTTAAGATTTTTCTTTGACAAAATGAAAAAATTTGTAGGTATTATAGCGAAGCAATTAATTAGGTCGAAAGTTGTTAGTTTGATAGCTGAAACTGAAACGCAGCCTTTAAAGGGGTCTTTAGAGGCTAAAATTAAGCAATTAGCTTTATCAATTAGTCGTAGCAGGAAAGAATTTATTTCTAGCGAGGAAAAAATCAATCAATTGGTACAGATGTGTATTGATGAAGGATTATTTGGTTACAATATAATTGTAGACTTTTTTAGAAATGCGAATGATCTTAATATTTGTAATACTCTTGAGATGATTCTTTCTAAAGAAGGAATATAGTAAACAAGCAATTAAATGTTTCGGCGTTGTATTAGAGGAAGTCATGATCTCCATCTGGGTCTGATCGTCTTCTTGGTCTGACTAGTGGGATAGGTTGTGGAAGTGTTTTTGGCAGTGTTTTGATATTTGTGAGGGTTGGGTTGTAAGGTATTTTCCAAGTGATGACAGTTTCTTCTGTGATTTCGTTAGGTTTGTTGGTGAAAGACGGGTAGTCTCTGCGAGTTATGTTGATGATTTTGGATTTATCGACATAGACTGCGTAGCAATTTCTTCCGTAAATTCTTTCAGGTTTATCGGCGCAGAAGAGCATTCTGTAGCCTTTTTCGTTGAGAAATTTGGCGGCGTTCATTTTCCATTGGTCTGGAGTCATGGTTTTTGAATTTGTTTCTTTGGGATCGTCGCCATATTTTTCTCTGAATTCGTAGTAGTCTTTTTCGTCTATGAGTTTTTCGATATATCTTTTGACAAATGGTTCTGCTGTTTCGTTTTCCCATATAATTATTTGACCGAAATATGGATCTGTTGATGGGATTGTTTTACGGCAATGGTAGCCGACGAGATCGAGGCTTGAGGATGTTTCGTTATAAATGTATTCTTTAAAATTCATGAATTATTTATGCTTGTCTTTTTAATTTATGGTGGGGGAGATAATGTTTCGCTGGTTTGTAGTATATAATTATTATGCAAAGTTTTCGTTTATGGTTAGAGAACACTAATCTGACATTTAAGACTGCACAAGGAAGTCAATATACTTTGTTTGATGACGGGACAACAATTAGATTTAAGGCTAGTCATATTGGTCATTCTCCATCAGATGTTGGTGAGAAGGAGCGCAGTGCCAAGACTGTGTTTATCAATGGAGAGTTTGCGAAAGAAGTGGGTATGTGGGGTTCATCATCATCTAGAAAGAAGAGGTTGGTATTAAGTGGTGGCAAAGTGTATTTGATTTCTTGGAATGAGGGTTTGGGGAAATTTGGTCTGGATAAGATATATGGTGATAGCACTTATGCGAATAGTCCGACTGTAGGAAAACATCCGTTGGAATTGTGGGATAGAGCAGATCCTGTTTCGATTGGTTTGAATAAAGGCGTTGATGTTTATAAAAGCAGTCATCCGGGTGGCAAGATTGTTGATATAGGTTGATTAACCTAGTTAAAAACAATTATTGATTTATATTTTTCTCCAATAATTTTACGATATAATGTTCTTTGCCTAGTTCTTTGGCGTAATATTGAACATCTTGTTTTGATATTTTTGCACCATTATTAATCAGGTATCGTATGATGTTAATATCGCCGCCATTTACAGCCCATCCTATTGCCTCATCTGATAATTTGAATTTTTTATCTTCTACGAGATATTTTATCATATCAATATTTTTTGAAATTATTGCATACTTTGTTGCTTCTGATTCATTTATTTTAACACTATTGTCAAGATGATCAAGCAGGTATTTAACTAAATCGACTTCTCCTGTCAAAATTGCTGATGTTACATTGCCACGGTTTATTGGATATTTCTTTTCTTCCACAAGGTGTTTAATAAAATTGAAAACATCACTATAATCTTTTATTTTTTCTTTTTCGGCATAATTTAAAGCCATTGCAATCAAACTGGCATACGATGGTATACCTTTTTTATCTACAATGTATTTAGCAATATTAAAATGACCATTTTCTGCTGCATCTATCGCAGCGTCTGGAGTATTAGATTTGTCAACAAGAATATCTACCATTTCCTTGTTGCCAGATGCTGCTGCTATCTTTAAAGATGCATCATACTGACCTTTGTCTCCTACTTTGTTTAAAAGATACTTGGCTACATCAAATTTTCCTTGTTTCATTGCGTAATAAACTGTGTTACTACTTATTTCAAATTTTTCATCTTCTAGAATATTATTTAATAAATTTTCATTTTCAGATTGAATTGCATAAGCAATTGCATCTTGTTTAATACTAATATCTTTTGAGTTTTTTACAATATATTTGAAAATATCAATATATTCTTTAGAGTTAGGATTATTTTTTATAAGGGAAGACAAATGCTCCATTGTTTTATAATCAATTACTGTGTTACTATTTATTTCAAATTTTTCATCTTCGAGAATATTATTTAATAAATTTTCATTTTCAGATTGAATTGCATAAGCAATTGCATCTTGTTTAATACTAATATCTTTTGAGTTTTTTACAATATATTTGAAAATATCAATATATTCTTCAGAGTTAGGATTATTTTTTATAAGGGAAGACAGATGCTCCATTATTTTATAATCAATTTCAGCATTGTTATCTATGAAATATTTAACGGTACTAAATTCTTTAGAATCGATAGCATCTTTTACAGCTGAGCTAGTTATTTTTGCACCTTTTGATACAAGGAATTCTTGCACATCTTTTTCAGCATATTCATTTGAAAGTTCTACAGAATCAATTGGTATTTTTCGACCTTTTGCCAGCAATTCTTCGACTAAATATTTTACTATTTCCAAATTATTAATTTTTATTGCGGCATAAACCGCTTCATCACTTATATATGCTTTTTTATTAACTAAAAATTTAACCATATCAAGGTTACCTAATTCTGATGCGTAATACACAGCATTTTCTGGTATTGGGAATTTCTTAAGCAATTTCGACAAATTGTTTATGTTGTTGTTTTTAACATGTTGTAAAATATTTTGTTGAATTTCATAAGGCACAATATCTTTTTCTTTTGGAGACATTACATTTTCTATGACATGTATTACTTTTAGAGCGTTAGCAGTTAAAGCAACACCTTGAGTTGGTTCGTTAGTGTGAATAGTTCCTGTGCCATGATCAAAGAAACCATCTATACCTAATTTTCTCAAATTAGTATTCCATGATATTGGATTTTTATTAGAAATCAATTGTGTTGCAAGCCAGACAGTTGAGTAATTGCTTCTATATTCAGAACCTGATTTGCCGATCTCCTCCATAACTTGTTCTATTTTGTCATGTGTGAATGTTTTATTAAGCAAGTCAATCCCAAGTTGTGGTTCAGTTGATTTTTGCATATGAAGAATTTTATTTGGTCTTACAATTTCACACACATTGATATAAGCTTTATTTCCAGCAAATGGCACATTTAGTTCCCTATCAATGACATATTTTAATGGATAGAAATAAATTCCAATTGGTGTTGCCCATTTACTTTTTGGATTAATGCCGATCTTGTTTATTTCTGTATAAGAAACAACTAAATTTTCTGGACTGGGATGGTTGTTATAAATGTATTTTAATGCATCTAATTTGTCACGGAATTGGACTCCGTTGACTTCTATTTTCTCTGAAAGTAATAGCCATTCTTTGAAACGCATAAATTATTTAGTTGTTTTGTTGCAAAATGGTTGAATTAGTTTTTCAATTTCTGGTGTTTTATTGGCGTGATATTGATCAATGATTTTTGCTATTTCTTGTTTGTTAGACCTATATTTGATCAATTCGGAAACATGATAATCATTCATTTTACTTATATTTTCTTTGTCTAAAATTTTTGCCATCTCTTGCGGGTCATGAGTAACTTGAAGTAAGTTAGAAATATCTTTGCCAGAAAGTTCAGTTTTATACTGAGTTATAATTTTTGCCATTTCTGATGGGTCATTGTTACCCCGATGAAGCATCAGAAAAATATCTTGATCATTAAGTTTGTTTATATTTTCAGAACCTAAAATTTTTGCCATTTCTTGCTTGTCAGATGCGTTATTAAGCAAACTAAAAACATTATGATTGTTGATTTTATTTATATTTTCTGAACCTAAAATATTTGCTATTTCTTGCTTGTCATCTGCATAAAGAAGCAAAGAACGAACATTATCACCAGAAAGTTCTGTTTTGTTTTGAATTATGATTTTTGCTATTTTTTGCTTGTCAGATGCATAATAAAGCAAACCAGAAAAATTATCACTGATGAATTTGTTTATATTTTCTTTACCTAAAGCTTTTGCCATTTCTTCCTTGTTAGCTGTATCAGCAAAAGATTTAATAATAACACTATCATCCATTTTACTTATATTTTCTTTACCTAAAGCTTTTGCCATTCCTAGCTTGTCATATGCGTAATAAAGCAAACTAGAAGCATTACCACTAGAAAGTTTGTTTATATTTTCTTTACCTAAAATTTTTGCCATTTCTTGCTTGTCATATCCACATTTAAGCAAATCATAAATATCTTGATCATTAAGTTTGTTTATATTTTCAGAGCCTAAAATAGTTGCCATTTCTTGTTTTTGGTCTAGATGAAACAAAGAAGCAACATGATCACTAGAAAGTTTGTTTATATTTTCAGAACCTAAAAGATTTGCAATTTCTTTCTTGTTATTTGATTGATGAAGTAAAATCCAAACATTAGCATCAGAAAGTTCTGTTTTATTTTGAATTATAATTTTTGCTATTTTGTCTTTGTTTTCCACATGTCCCATTATATCAACAATATCTTGATCACTTAGCGTTTGTTTTTTGTTTGTAACAATAGATTTTACCAATTTGCCTTCATTTTTTGTTGTTGTTTTTTGAAGCAAACTTAAAACACTTTGCTCAGATGTTTCTTCATTTTCTTTATTTTTTTTATTTTCTATAACATTTATTACCTTTAGAGCATTAGCAGTGAAAACAACACCTTGAGTTGGTTCATTGGTGTGAATAGTTCCTGTGTCATGATCAAAAAAACCATCTATGCCTAATTTTCTTAAATTAGTATTCCATAATATTGGATTTTCATTGGAAATAATGTAAGTTGCAAGCCAGACAGTTGAATAATTGCTTCTTATATCGAGTCCTTCAGTGTTTACAGTGTTTATTTGAGCAATTGCATTGTCTACTTCTGTTTCTGAAAATGTTTTCTTAAGCAAATCTATGCCAAGTTGTGGTTCAGTTGATTTTTGCATATGCAAAATTTTATTTGGTCTTACAATTTCGCATACATTAAGATAAGGTTGATCTCCAGCAAATGGTACTCCCAGATTCATATCAATAACATATTTTAATGGATAGAAATAAATTCCAAGTGGTGTGCCATATTGACTTTTGGGATTTATGCCTATTTTGTTAATTGATGTGTAAGAAACAACTAAATTGTCTGGATTAGGATGATTATTATAAATGTGTTTCAATGCATCCAATTTGTCACGGAATTGGACTCCGTTGACTTCTATTTTCTCTGAAAGTAATAACCATTGTTTGAAATGCATAAATTATTTAGTGCAGTTGTTTTATTTTGCGGCATTGTCTACTGGTCTTTTTGCACCTTTGGATACAAGATAATCAACAATATCATTGTTACCATATTCTTTTGCTTTGTCTGCTGCATCATTAAGCTGAAATTGGCTAGTTGGTGATTTTAAATTATCAATAATATGTCTTATGACATCTATTCTTGCATGTCTAGCAGCATCAGTAATTGCCAAAGCTCCTAATTTGGGGTATTTTTCTGCAAGATATAAAACAGTATTAAAAACGCCACGATTAGCCGCATGTAAAATAGATCTTTGGATATCAGCAATACCAACATTTAATTTTAATTCTTCCAAAAGATATTTTACAATTTTGATGTTTCCAAAATCGGCTGCTTTAACAAATACTTCTTCATCTATTTTAAATCCCATGTTTACAATGTTTTTGATTAAATTCAAACTTCCATTTTTGGCGGCTTCTTCGGCAACATAATATGATGATAATTTTCCAGTGCTAAGAAAATAAACTATGATATCAATATAATTTTTTTCAATCATGTGTTTTATATCTAAATCTATTATTTTACCTCCTTTTTGAACAAGGTATTTAACAATATCAAAATTTCCGTTTCTAGCTGCATTTTTAATTGCTGAATCGCCTATTGTTCCAATTTCTACATTTGCTGGTAATTTTATTTTTTGACCATTTAGAGTAACTTCTTCGCCAAGTAAATATTTAACAACATCAAATTGATTTTGACTAGCTGCTGATTCCACAGCATATTTGTTTATTTTTGCACCCTTTTCAATAAGGTATTTTACTATATCGAGATATCCTTTTGATCCTGCTTCCACTACAGCAAAACTATCTATATTTGCTTTTTGTTCATCAACGAGATATTTAACAATATCAAAGTGTCCATTTTTAGCAGCATCGTTAACTGCATCATATATTCCAGCATCATATTTTTCAATTAAATGTTTTACTAAAGAAAGATGCCCATTTTCTGCTGCAATTTCAATTGCGTAATCAAGGCTTACATTTTTATTTTGTATGAAATAATCAACAGCAGCAATGTTTCCTTTTTGTAATGCTTCTGTGAATTTTGATTCATCTGATACTTGTTTAATATTTTCAATTACATGTATTACTTTTAAAGCATTAGCAGTGAAAACAACACCTTGTGTTGGCTCACCAGTATGAATGGTTCCTGTGCCATGATCAAAAAAACCATCTATGCCCAATTTTCTCAAATTAGTATTCCATGATATTGGATTTTCATTAGAAATCAATTGTGTTACAAGCCAGACAGTTGAATAATTACTTCTTATATCGAGTCCTTTAGTGTTTATTTGAGCAATCGCATTTTCTACTTCTTTTTTTGGAAAAGCTTTTTTCAAAACATCTAAGCCAATTTGAGGTTGTGTTTTTAACTTCATGTGCCACATTTTATTTGGTCTTACAATTTCGCATACATTAAGATAAGGTTGATCTCCAGCAAATGGTACTCCCAGATTCATATCAATAACATATTTTAATGGATAGAAATAAATTCCAAGTGGTGTTTTATATTGACTTTTGGGATTTATACCTATTTTGTTAATTGAAGTGTAAGAGACAACTAAATTGTCTGGATTAGGATGATTATTATAAATGTGTTTCAATGCATCCAATTTGTCACGGAATTGGACTCCGTTGACCTCTATTTTCTCTGAAAGTAATAGCCATTGTTTGAAACGCATGACTTATTTAGTGCAATTAATTGAAATTGTATGCATAAATATAACTAATCGTGAGTTCATTAATTGTTAAAACATAAAGGGATATTATGATAGGGTTTAAAAAATATTTGCTTGAGCAAAATGTAATATCTGAATCTGTTAGATCAGCAGAGCAATTTAGACTTACCAATCAAAATGCCGAATGGCTTTATGATATTTTTACCAGTTCTTATTTAAAAAGTACTGGCGAAGCTTTTAGCAAACAGCTTTTTTTCAGTAGGGCTTATGATTGGACATTCTTTGGTGTTCCTCCAATTACTGAAAATGATACAGAAGCTGGTTTTATTGCTGTGCGATTTCAGAGGTCAGGTTTGGTAAAATTAACAGGAGTGGCAGGAAATCCTAAATCTATTTTAAAAGGAATAGATTTGCTTAATTCTCTTGATTTGCCAGTATGGGGTGCTGTTTCAGCCAGCATATCCAAGATGGCTGAAAAGAAAGGCTTTAAGATTGTGCCACCAGAAATTTTAAAAAGTCTTGCGGCACAAGGCGTTCATATACCGGGAATGGAAATAGATTCTTCTGGAAACATAAAAGCGAATATACAAGAAATAGGCGTTGTTGATAAAGTTGCTATTGTCAACGACAAGTATATTGATTGGATTAAAATCATGCACCCAAATTTGGATATTTAATCTTTAATCCCTAATATTTTTTTAGCTTCTGGCGAATATAACAAATCGTTTTGATCCCTGTTGTTTTTCAAATAGACGCTTCTCAATTTTTGTTCTATTTCTTTCCATGATTTTTTGCCAAGGCTTTTAGCATATTTTATTATATTTTGTATTTTGTCATCATGTGTATAAATGTATTCGCTTTTCATTTCAAGATAATTATCTAGAATTCCGTTATTATACAAATCAAGTATAATTTGCTGCGCTTCTTTATCAAAGTTGCTTCTACTAATGGCGTAGTTTCTTGTATGTCCCAATGCGCCTTCTCCCATTGATTCGTAAATTAGCCACGCATTAGTTGCCCATTTAGCATTTTTAACTATTTCGTTAAATTCTTCGCTAGTTATTGGTTTGAGTAAATTGCCTTTTTTGTCAATTACTTCTTTGTCATAAAGAGCAAAGAATATAGCGTCTTTACTTTCATGTATTTTTCTTTTAATTAAATTTTCATATTTAGGGTGATCCATTGTTGGTGTTTCTTCATACGGCAACCATTTCAGCCTATAAGTATCTTTGCTAATTTCATATGGCGTAATGCTTGAGCTTGGGATAATTCCTTTGTAGGCAACTGTCCCTATCTTATGCATTGATTCTTCCCAAGTTTCTGCTCCTGCATCTTCATCGGGATAAAGCTTTGTTGGATCTATTGCAGTAGAATCAATCTTAATAATTAGTGGCAAGCCGCCATGATTCCTTGCGGCTTGAGTTGCTGCTTCTCTTGTGGCATAGTCAGGATGGATTGTAATGTAATTAAACATTCCTTTTGATATCGCTCTAACTGATGACGCACCATAAGATCCAGAACTTCCAGATATTTGTCTTGGAACTAATCCTTGTTCTTTGATGAACATATTATACAGATTAGTTGAAGTGCCGTGATAGAAATATTTAGGTAGATTTACTTTTGGTTCTGTTCTTTGTTGATCAAGCCAATATTTCACTGTTCTGTATTCTTTTGATGGAGATCTAAATCCTGATACTCCTGCTGATGAAACGGCATAGTTTAATATTTCAGGGTATATTTTTTTAATCGTATTAATTACATTAGCAAAATTTTTAGATAATGGTTGAAGTGACCCTACTGGCATCATTGATTTATATTTTTTATCAATTGTTATTACATCTTTATATGCTTGATCAGGCATCAATATTTTACCATCTGGTGATAATTGCAAATATAAATGTGGATCTTCTGTAGAACCAATTTCTTTGAGAAATTCTTCTTTGTTGATTATTGCTTCGGTTAATAGCCATTGTTTGAAATTCATAATAATTATTTATTTAGATGGAACAAAAAAGTTTAAAAATACTATTGTAAATTACATTCCTCAATAGCTCAATCGGTAGTAGCGCCAAGCTGTTAACTTGGATGTTGTAGGTTCGAGTCCTGCTTGAGGAGTTATGGAAACGATAACGATATTGTTGTTGGCATTTTTTGTAGTGATATCAATAGTTTCTATTGGTTCTTTTTTTAGTGATTGGTGATTAATTCAATTCTTTTTTCATTGTTTCTTGTATAATGATCAATTCTGATTTGATGTTTGATATAGTGTCAGACTTTTTTATCAAACTTCCTTTGACATCTAAAAGCAAATCAAGGCTATGTTTTATTTTTTCGAACTTGTCATTATTTTCTTTAAGTTTTTCTATTTTTGATTGTAATAATTCATTTTGAAAAACAATCTTTTCGTTTTCTTCTTTTAAATTATCTGATTTCTTTATTTCGGAAATAAAGCCAAACCCTGCCATTGTGATTGCCAAGATCATAAAGCCATAAGTTAGAAATATTATGTTTATATTTGGATTTTGTTTTTTTTGTTCAATTGCTATGATTCTATATGTTAGAACTGCAAGGGCAAGACCTAATCCTATTCCGCCATATGAGAGTAAATTAATAAACATGATAATATTTCTCTTTTCTATTTTATAAATAAGTATTATGAATATTACATTTACTGAGTGGGCTGATATTAAAAAACTTGCTGATGATGGCAAAATTGACATAGATGGATTACCTATTGCAGAACTGAAAAAAGGATTAAAGGTAGAGAAAGAGCATTCTGGAAAGATGGGAAAGGATACAAAAGTAATTAGCACGGATTTGGAAGCTTTGAAAATTGCTGTGGCTCACATGCGTGAAGACAAAGATTATTATAAGAAACTTGATAAAGCTGGTTTATAACTTCTGATCTGTGTCGTAATTAATTTTGCATAATAAAATGCTTGAAAAAATTTTATGAATGGTTATCATTACGCCATAGGAGTTATGGTGGAGGAAAATGGCATGATTGTTTATCCTATGCGTAAAGATATTAAAAGTATTGTTGACTTTGAAAGGTTGAAAAAATGCAATGCCATTTGTTACAAATGGTGCAAGCATTTCAAAATCAAAAAAATACATTATATGCGTTTCATATACAGCATTCTGAAAGATGCCAATCAATACGCAAACAAACTAACAAAAAAATGTAGAGATAAGTTTATCGAAGATTGCAAAATTATGTTTTATGCTTCCGAAGTTGAAGAAATACTAATAAAGCAATACAGTGCTATGGTCTATAATATAATGAAAAGAATGCGTATCAATTACGAAAAGTATGATGATTTTGTTACAGACGGTTTTATGGCTATTCGTTCAGCTGTATGGCAATACAGGACATACAAAATAAAAGCATCATTCACCACATATGCTCATAGAGCTATATTCATGCGATTAAGAGGTAAGTTGCACAAAGAAAAGCTCAAAAATCTGCTTAAAGGTGGTTTTAATGTAAAATGTGTTAGCGATTTTGAAAACAAAGATTTTAATTTAGAAAATTGTGGAATTAATAAAGATTATTCAGCTAATACAGAAAATATTGATTTGGAAATAGACAATATAGTTGTGGGTTGTGGTTTGACAGATCAAGAGGCAATGATTTTGCGTAGTTTTGTAAACAGAAGATTAGATGTTCCAATGTGGTATATTGATTATCGTGCAAAATATATTAATAAACAAACGAGCAAGCCATTAAGCAGGCAGTCAGTGTACAATCACTTAGCGGTTGTACATGAGAAGGTTCTTTTCTACTTGCAAAGCAAGGGTATTACACCAAATGATTATGTGCCTCCTAAGACAAGAAGAGGTGATTTTAGATGAATCGTTTTATTTCAGATATGCCATCTAGTTTAACTCTATATTCTTCTTCTGCCGGAAGATATTGCACTATTTTTGACATATCAATTTTTGCTTGTATAATTCCAATATTGTTTGGATCAAGTTTTGCTAATAGTTCCATGTCTGGAAATGCGATCCAAGGATCATAAGCAAGTCCTTTTTCGTCCATTCTACCTTGTGCGAGTCTAAACAACCATAATGCTTTTTTTTTGGTTCCTTCTTTGTATGGTTTCTCTTCCAAATCTTTTGGTTTGAATATTCCGAATCTATTATATTTTTTTATAACATCTTGATCAGTTATTTCGCCTTTTGCTATTTTGATTGTATATTTCATAGATTGGGCTATTTTTTCTGCTATTTTAGGATTGGCTGTAAAAGATACTACATTCTCTGGTCCACCTCCCAAACCACCACCCAAACCCTGTTTTCTAAGTTGTTCTCTAGTTTTGAATCCTTCACGCATAATTGCGGGAGCATTTGTAGTGGCGTGATACATGATTTCAAAATCTTCATGTGGTGGAAAGACATCTCTTGTATAAAACAAATCGCTCATTCGTCCTTGTGCGCCGAGCAAAATTTTGCATCTAAATTTAAGCTTGTTTTCAAAATTTTCAATTATTTCTATATATTTATCTGCCAGTTTGAATATCCTTTCGACTTTGTTTATTACATTTTTTATAATTTGGTATGATTCTTCATCGCTTGTATTTTTCAAAATTTCTTCTTGTTCAATGAACATGTCAAGATATTCATTATAATAATCTTTTAACGAAGTAGTTTTTGTTAAGTCTTTGGCTGCTTTGAAAGTTCTATTGAAATCAATTTTGCTACAAGTTTCTTTTGCCAAATCATCAACAATTTCGATTGGTTTGTTGTGCCATTGTTCTACATTTTCTAGTATTTTAGCATATTTTTCTATTAGGTAAAATGCCGCATCGAATAATTGGATCATGCGAGATGAGAAATTATCTTTATCGACATTATTTAAATAATTTAAAAAATTATTCAATTGAGTGGAAGATAATTCTCTCTCGATTAGAGATAATTTATTTTTAGTTTTACGGATGAATTGCGTCCAGTTTTCTGGTTGATATTCTAAAGCTTCGTTGATTAGCCACTCTTTAAAGTTCATAATAATTATTTATCAACACGGCTTGCAAATAATTTTGACTTTATTCCCTATCAAAATAAAAGTGATATCCAATAATAAGAACTGGGAATAAGATTCCCAATCAAAAAAGCTAAACTTAGAGGATATTGCATAAGAATCAAACCTAATATGGGTAAAGATATTAAAAGTATGTTTTTCATCAAAAAACTTATATGATTGTCAATTAGAAAGATAATACCACTGGAGCATAATCCCGCAATAAAATGACATAAGAACAATATAATAACTAATCTAACTAATGATTCCATATTTGTATTTATATATTATAAATACAAATATGATTTTTTTCAAATTGTTTTTTTGGTTTTGTCTTTTGACAAACAATTCTTTTTATGTAAAAAAGCTTTCTCATTATGATTGGTTTTATTATTTGGTAAAAGAAGAATTGAAAGATTGTGGATTTTTTGATGAAACCAATTACCCAAGTAAAGATTTTGTGGTTTCTAGTTCAATGGGAGCTTTAATTGGTGTTAGAGGATTAGATTTGCCACATTATTCATATGTTTATAAATATGCGATTTATGTTAATGACACTAGTCCTTATTATCATAGTATTCTATTTATAGATAAATTCTCATTCTATGTTGAAAACAATCTGAGGTTTCATGCAAGTGGACCAGCAAGAGAATATTGGGAATATATGCAGGATTATATAAGAGTAAGCAGATATGTTTATGATAAGCTTGATGATGTAAGCAGACCTTACATACCAATGTGGCAAAAAAGAATTTATTTATCAAACATTAAAAACAGATTAGGTCACGATGATTATGACAATTTGAATTATTTGCCACCAGTTCCATATTATCTTTTCCCAGAAATAAAATAATTTTAATTTTGTTTGGAATTTAAATAGCATATAGCATTTATTAATATGTTTATATCATCATTAAATCTGCCGAGACCAAGATTGCAACTATTGCATATATAGCCTCTGAAGTCATTAGAGAAGTGGCAGTGATCTAAAATCCATTTGTCAGTATGAGTTTTGCATATTGGACATATGCCGGGGTCAGGTAGTGGATTATCTGATTTTAATTTTTTTCTTATTTCAGAAAGTTTTTTTGTGCATTCCTTACATGTATTTTTTCTTCCGGCTTCACTTGTAGAAAAATGAGGAAAATCTTCTATTGGCTTTTCTTCTTTGCAGTTTCTGCATGATTTCAAATACATAAATTAAATGAGTCATTTGAAACTACTATTGCTTGGAAGCTGGTGTTGACAACATGGTTGTTATGATGCATAATGTGTGAGTGCAGTTAACCAAGCAGGAGAGCAGACATGAAATATGTCATGGGATTTTTCAAGATCTATGTTTTCATCATTATGTCGATTTTGAATCCTTTATTTTTAGTTCTTTTTATTATTGATCAATTGAGTCCAGAACAAGATAGACTGTGAAAACATTTTAATAAATATTATTGTTTGTTGCAAAAAAGCAAATTTCATATCTACTATAAAGAGTATATGGCTAGCAAAAAAGAAATTGAAAGATTAATTGCCGCCGCAAAAAGGCGTATGTCGTGTATTGATGTTAATAATTTAAATACAATTATCAACAACAACCAAGAAAAAAAGAAACCTGTAATAAGAAATTCGAATCGTGGTATTACCAAAGACGAAAAAATTGTTAGATCGATTGGTTCGCAATATGGAGAAAATAAAAATACACCACGACCTATAGATAAATTTTTAACTAAGGTAAACGGTAAGTTTCATAAAATAGAGTTGCCAGAAAAAGGTTCTTTTAATGCAGGAATAATTCGTTATAATGAAAACAAAATAATATGTGTCTATAGACCAGATGAGTACAGTTTTATTGCATGTTATATAGATAATGACTACAATGTTATTCCTGATAGTTTTTATAAATTTAAAATTAAAGATTGTGCTGATCCAAGACTTATATGGGATAATAAAAATCAACTTATTTTAATTTACTCATCAATTGATGGATTAGAATTTAACAGAGAATGCATTAGAGGTTGTGTAATAATTAATGATAGATCAAGTGGAAGATTTGTTGACAATGAGCCATTTAGAGTAAGTCCTGTTGATTTGAATAGTAGGCAAAAAAATTGGATGCCATTTAATTATGAAGACAAAATCTACTTGATAGCTTCTGTTAATCCTCATGAAATTTATCAATTGACTGATGAGAATAATTGTATAAAAGCATATCAAACAAATTGGAATAGTCCTTGGATGCTTAAAGCGCATCACAGGGGCAACACGAATGCAATACAAATAAACGAAGAATTTTATCTTGCCACATTTCACACTACTATGTGGCATAAAGGAAAATGTTATTATGATAATGGTTGCTATTTGTTTTCAGCTAAACCTCCTTTCCATGTATTGAAATGTTCTAACAGAACATACTTGCCAGCAGAAGCTGCTTGCGAAAAACACTTTAGAAAAGAAAATGAAATAATTTGTAATTTTCCAGTTGGCATGATGTTAGAAAATAACAAAGTTATCATAAGCTATGGTGATAATGATTCTATTGTAAAAATAGTAGAATATAAGTTAGAAGATTTAATAAACACTATGGTAGATGTGTATTGATATGATAAGTATACCAATAGCAGTATATAATGGTTTGTTTGAGTGGCAACTTGATTTATTTTGGCGACAGCATAGAAGAGTGTATGGTAAAGATGCTTATGAAAAAACCTTAGCTGTTGTGATAGAACGGAACAGGTTAACAGAAAACAAATGTACTAGTTTTCAATGGAAAATAGACATACCACGCAAATTGTGTTTAGCCCATTTCGATTATGCGCCTGAGTCATCACAAGATTATTTTATGCCTCTTAATATTCAAGCTGGATTATCACAAGTTATTGATATGTTTGATGAAGAAGAAATTATTGAACTTTTAGATTGCGATATGTTTCATATAAAGTGTTTTCATGAAGAAGAAATAAATGATGATGAATTTTTTGTTTCATCAATTTATGAAAATTGGCATTTAAAAAGTTTATCAACAAATAAACATATTGTGCAGAAATACTTAAATCCAAATAATTGCGGTTACATAGGAGGATTTGTACCAATCATAGGGAAAGCTAAAACATTTAAAAAAATATTAAACAATTGGACAGATTTACATATAAAGATGGTTAATGATCATTTGGGTGGCAATTTTGAATTAATTCGTTGGTGGTGTGGCATGTATTCTTTTCAAGCCGCATGCGCTAACAACAATATTAAAATGATTGATCGTGATTGGGTACACACTCCTCCCGAAAATAAACTTGTTGATAGCCATTATGTTTGTCATTATTCTTGCGATAAGACTTTTGATAAAAAAAGATTCCCCAGAACTAATCCAGATTTCTATCCGAAAAATGATTATTACGATGCAATAAAAGAATGGTTTATTTCTTGGAATGATCGTAAAAAAACTTTTAAATTATTTGTATGATGGTAACTAGATTACTATGAGGCTAATTATGCACTATGTACATAGAATATCTTTTATAATACACACAGCATCTTGTGATAGTTTTTTGGAAAACCAAGGAATAAACAGTTATTTTCTATCAGTGATAGAGAATCTTAAAAGACAAACATTGAAAGAATTTGAATTTGTTTATGTTGATACTTTTTACGAAGAGAATAAAGAAAAATTTAGCTCAATAATTCCAATATTGCCTTTTATAGTTAAACATGTTCCTATACATGAGAATCACAGATATTGGTATGACAAAGGATATGTTTATATTTCTGCTGCCAAAAACACAGGCATATTGTATGCAGATGGAGAATTAGTAATAAGCTGTGATGATGCTGAGTTTTTTCCAGATGATTTGTTGCAAAGATATTGGGATCATTATAAAAGCGGTCATTGCATGCTTGGCATGCATAAGAGAATGAAAAATATCAAAACATCAAATGGTATAATTGATTTTCCAATAAGTGGTGAAATTTATATAAATGATCATAGATTGAAAAATCTATCACAAGATGTTTATAGACATAGAAATGGTAGCTGGGCTTTTGCAGGAACAAGTTTTGGATTAAAAGATGCATTGATTTTGAACGGTTATAATGAAAAAATGGATGGATGCAAAAGTTTGGAAGATTGTGATTTCGGGGACAGATTGATTCAATTAGGAGTCAATTTTGTTTTAGACAAAAATGGATTTTTTTATATTTTGGATCACACAAGTTATACAGATTACAAAGAGAAAACTAATTGGGAAGTTGGAGAAGATTGTCAAAAGCAAATTTGTCAAGATACTACCAAGATAAAAAAGAAGATTGATAATTTCATTGCTATAGAAAATTATGGAATGTTATTGTGTGGTAGGGAATTATATGAAATGAGAGCAAATTCAAATCCCATTACAGACAAACATTTGGAAATCATAAGAAGAGAAACATTAAAGTATAGGAAATTTGACATATTAGATGAATCAAATCGTGAAAAGCTTAATATTTGGTTGGGAACTCCAAATTTTGATTTGAATCAAGAGAGAGAGCAATTAAGAAAAAGCAAAGAATGGAGATGGTAATGCAAAATGTAATTGATGTGGTGGAGAAAAATCTAAAGTCTATTGAGGGTTGGTGTAGCCTTGATAAAGCTACTAAGCTTATAAATTGCATAGATGCTATCAAGCCTGATTTGTGTGTGGAGATTGGTGTTTTTGGTGGATCTTCTTTTATTCCACAAGCACTGGCAATTAAAGAGAATGGCAAAGGAGAAATAATTGGAATTGACCCTTGGTCAACAGAATCTGCTTTAGAAGATATGCAGGGCAAAGAGCATGTCGATTGGTGGAGCAAGTTGGATATGAGTTACATATACAACCATTTTATTTCTAACTTGGAAAAGTTTGATGTGAAAGGTATAAGCAAAGTTATTAAGGACAAAGCAGAAAATGTTTATAGTAACTTCAAAGATGAAAGTATTGATCTGTTACACATTGATGGAAATCATTCAGAAGCTTTAGCATACAAAGATGCAACATTGTATTTGCCAAAGGTAAAAATTGGTGGTTACATATTTTTTGATGATATATATTGGTCTGAAGTTGGCACACATGTGACTACAAGAAAAGCAATCAATTTTCTTTTACAATATTGTCAAAAAGAAGATATTGTAAACAACGATTGCCTAATAATGAAAAAGTTTAAATCGTTGTAATAATCTTTTCATTTTTGAAATGATTCATTTTTTGATTTGTATAAATTATAAAAATGACCATCATGTTTTTCAGAAAAAATTAATTCAAATTTGTCATCCATATCAATTATCGGTGCTAAAGGATGTTGAACTATTAGTAGATATTTTCCTGTTTCATACATGAATGTTATTATTTTTTGAACTATTTCTTTATCAACTATGTGTTGCAAAACTACAGAAGCATATATTAGATCATATTTTTTATTCAGATTATATGGAATTAAATCTATGTAAAACTTATTATCATAGCGTATATTTTGTGTATGTTCTCTATAACATTCTAGATCTAAATAATCAATACTGTCAGCATATCTTTTTAATAAAGGTAAATTTCTGCATAAACCAGCACCGTAATCTAGAATTGATTGAATATTAATTTTCTTTAAAAGCTCATCCATTTTTTGAGTCAAACTATCATGTTTGAAATTTTTTTCATGAGGTGCTATTTTTAATTTTCTTTCTTGAACATCAGAAAATGATTCAAGCCAATTAAAATATTTATCAAAAATTTGTTTAGTCATACTTTTACCATAAGTTATAGATTATTTATAATCTTTTCATTTTTTAAGTGATCGGCTAGTGCTATTAAATGTTTGCACAAACCCGGAATTCCAGTTGGATTTGGTGAGTGTCCTCTGAGAGAACCAATAGGCTCTTCTTTTCTCAAGTTCTTAGCAGGATCAAACAATGCATCAACACGATAGTTTGGTGTATTAAAAGCCCATTTGAAAAATGTACATCCACAAAAAACTTGCACATCGTTATTTTTCGGATTAATTCTAGTAATTTTCTTGATTCCTTTCAAAGTGTTTATTGGGGTTTTACCTTTCAAGTTAATTTCTAAGAATTTAATAATTGTCTGATAGGTATCGGTCAAACCACCTATTGTTCCTTTGACCACAAGTGCGTCTGGTGGTAATAAATCATATTTGACTTCAAGAACATGAACATCTTTGGAAGCATCTATGCGTCGAGAATGAAATACTTCTGTATTGTTGAAAAGCGTTGAGAGATTCATTTCTGCTAGCCATAAATCTTTCATTTGATCCCCTTTTATTTATAATATTTATAATGCAGCAAGTCAATATTGATTCTAGATTAATAAATTATTACTGTAACAGGTGTAAAAATGAATGTAGCTATAATGGTATGTGGTCACTTTAGAAATTTTCACATTTCGGAAGGTTATTGGAAACATTTTTTAGCGAATAATAAATGCGATGTTTTTATCAGCACATGGGAAGATCATGGCAACAGATCACAAACAGAATGGATTGACTCACAAGAAAATAAAATAGATTTTAAACGCATAACTGACATCATCCAACCAAAATCTTATTTGATAGAGAATGTTCACGAAAAAAATAAAACCTTCACATTAAGAAAAAACAATAATTCATTATGGTTTTTAATTGCAAAAAATTCTGTAGAATCTTATGATTTTAGCACTTATATTGTATCTCAATTATACAAGATAAAAACATGTTTTGATTTAGTAGAAAGTTATGCAAAAGAAAATAATAAAAAATATGATTTGGTTTTTAAAATCAGGGCTGACACTTTCCCAGATGATTTTAATTTAGAAAGATATAATATAATAAAAGGGCACTTGGATAATAATGTTTTGTTTTGTTACAATGGTGCTAATCACAGGCATTATGGTGGAGGAGGGGGATGTCTTACTTGTCAAGAAGAGTATTTGCAACAAAAAAGAGTTCATCATGATCATACAAATGATATTTGCGATTATTTTAATTATGGCAATTACAATGTTATGAAAAAGCTTTCTGAAATATATGATCATAAAGATGAGATATATGAAAGGATGGAAAACCATAATTTAGCCATATGGCATCCAAATGATAAAAATGTGATATTCCAACCAGAAACAAATAAGTATTTTGTTACATGGGGATTCCACATAGCAAAAAAATACAAATGTATTTATCCAGAAAAATTTATAAGAGAACATTTAAGAAATAACTGGATATTAAATGATCACTTTTGCAGTTTCATTCCAAGAAAATTTGATACTTTCAGCTATAGCCTGAGACAATGCAATCATGTGGACTTTCATGCATACAAAAAATATGAATATGATGACAGAAAAATAAAATTTTTATAAGTTTTTTATAATTTGATTTTTAATTACTTCTTCCATTGAAAATATGCCGGTAATCTTTCCGCCAGCAAAACTTATCTTTTTGTCATCAATATTCCAAAACAATGATCTATTATCGCTTTTTTGTGATGTTTTTGTTTTTGTAGACAAGTAGTATCCATTGTAACTGAATATTTGGTTGAAATTTGGAATATAGCAAGATGTTTCTTTTTCCATGTTGCGAATTATTCTAGCTAAATGCTTTTGTCTAAAACTATTTTTTACTTTATTGATATGATTGATATCATCTGAAACGCATACTGGAGTATAATTTACATGGGTCAATGTGTAAAGATTTTCTTTTAGATCGTAAGGAAAAATTGAGAAGAATGGACCATCCATGACTGTTAAAGCATAATTCTTTATTTTAGCCTTATACATGAGACATATTGACAATTCATATTTAAAATCATTGAAATTTTCTCTTTGTCCAAAAGTACAGTCTAAAACATAATCATAATTTTTTGTTATTTTTTCTACATCATGTGCCGTGTTTATTTTAATCAAACTTCCTTTTAATAATTTGTCGAAATGATTTTTGACTTTTTCAGGATTGATTAGTCTTTCTTTTGTTTTGATAGCACCATCAATTAAATCTATGTTTATATCTAGTTTTCTTTGCAAATTGCTCAAATCATCTATTTTTTCAAAGTATTTTTTTTCATTACACATTATCTTGCAATAAGTTGGGTAATCCAGAACAGAATCTTTTGATATACAATATATGTTATCTTTTATTTCAAAAGATAATTTAGGATATTTTTTTATAAACTTTTTATATCCTTCAACAGATTCTTTTCTAGTGTTTTCACTTCTGGGATAATGAAATCCTATATGCAGTCTATTCTGATTCTTAGAAGAAGATGCCACAAATATTTGATTTGTTTTATCAACCAAATTAAATTCATATCCTTTATCCTTTATTAAAGAAGCAGCATGACAACCATACCATCCTGATCCTATAATTAAAAATTTAGGTTTACTTTTCGCCATACAACTCCGAAATTATTTCATACAATACATTTGATATTGAACTCAAATCTATTTCTTTTGCTTCTATATTTATAGGCATCTTGCAAATAAGTTTTTTGAAAGTTCTCAAATAGTCAATATTTTCCACATAAAATAAATTTGGCTTGCTGATGTGTGCATGATATATTTTATTTGACTGATTAATTATTTTATATTCTTCATCATTTTCCATAATTGCATTGCCAGAATCAAAATTTATTTTTATATTTGGCATATCGATTTTATTAACAATGTTGGCAACTTGATCAAAATTATACAAATAATTACATCCGTATTTTTTTGAATTAGGTTCTACACAAACAACTATGTCTGTATCGTCAAACACATCTGATATCTTTTGAAATGTTTCTATGAAGATTTCATCATGGTTTGATCCGTCTTTTATATACCTTGTAGTAGGTGATCCATATACTAAACGCTTTGCTCCCAATAATAATGCTATATCTTTTATTCTTTTAAAGTGATCAATAAATTTGTCATTATGATCAAATAAATTAACATCAATTCCGTTAAACAATGATTGCATAGAATAAAATTGTATTCCATAGTCAGTCAAATGTTTTGTTTGATTTTTTATTGTTGTGTCGTCAGAGTCCCACTTAAAATATCTGGTAGGTGCTATTTCTACTTTTTTAATTCCATATCTTTCCAATAGGAAGGGAATTTTGTCTTCGTCCTCCTTCTTCCACATTAAACATGAAACAGAAATGTTGTTTTGATTTTTATGTTTATCAACAGTAACAAACTTTTTCATTTTGTTAATTATATTTCTTGTTCCTTTGGCTGTACTAAAAGTTTCGATATCATAACTTTTTGATTTGTTAATAAAATTGTTTTTTTCTAATTGTTGCAATTTATCATTGCCAAAGCAATCTTTAACAATGATTTTAGTGCTTATTGGTGTGCTGAAAAAATCAAACACGCCATTGATTTTTGGAAGCAAATTAATGTCTTCCCATAAATCATGCATGTTGTACCATTGGTAGTCTATGTTTACATTTATTTTTTCAATCTGATTGTTGTTGATTATATCATATATTAAATTTTTCTTTAGTCCAAGTCCAAACAAAGCAGGAAGTCTTATTATACGATAATCTTTGTATCTGTTTGATATGAATTGTTCAAAATAATAACGATTTTTACCATAAGGTTCTTTTGTCATTTCTTTTGGATTGTCTTTATCGTAAACATCAATTGTTGAAAATAAATAAAACATTTTGCATTCAACTGTGCTGAGACAGGTGATTATTTCATTTATATTGTCTAAATCTTTTTGAGCATTTTGGTTTATTAGCCACTTTTGAGCAGGAAGTCCTGCACAATAAATTGTCTCGTATTTTTTGTTTTTTATCTCTTGAATGTTTGATGAATTGTAATTGTCTGAATGTGGTATTTTTTCATTAATAAAGCTACCAACAAAACCTGTATAACCAATTATTGCGATATCATTCATATTAAATAAATCCTATTGCTATTTTTTTGATATATTTCTTTTTGGCATAAATCATTCCAGCTAAAGTAAGAGACATGACTTCTTTCAAATTTTTCACTGTTGTGCTATTTTCATGCGATTCAAAATTTACTAAAACATCTTCTATTACTAAAAGACAATATTTTTCTTTTTCTCCACTTGCTAATAGCGTGTCTAAAACATATATTATGTCAGATCCGCTGCCCCAATTTGATATTCTATTATCCTCTTTAAAATTAGATTGAAATCTTATTTTGTTGTTTTTGAAAAAATAAGCACATGGACTGACACACATATCAAAAAATCCATCTAAATTAATCGAAGTCAATAATTTTAATGTTTCTGCATAATCATGTGATCCTGCAATTAGTTCTGGTCCACAAGTAATACTTCCATCTGATAAATGGTTGTTACATTTGAAAGTAATGCCATTATGATTCCCTATTTTTTCAATACAAATTTTAATGCAATCCTCATTCATCCAATCATCATCAAAAAGTATTTTGATAAAATTACCATTAGCATGATTTAATCCATTATTCCAATTACCAACACACTTTTCTCCTTTGTTGACTAAAAATTTTATTCTATTGTCTAGAGCTTCATACTTTTCTTTCAATTTGTCATTTATTTCATCTTCATTATCACTTGTTATTATTATCTCAATATTTTTGTGTTTTTGATTAATTGCCGAAACAACTGCTCTTTCAAGTTTATCAAACCTATTATAAGTTGGTATAATTATGCTGACTAATTCATTTTGCATTACTATTCCTTTGCACGAAAGCATCAATAAGTATCTTTTTTATGACTTTATATTTTTCTTCTTGATTGCACATATTGATATATTTCTCTAAATTATTTGTTCTTTTAGCTAGTATTTTTATAGAATCATAATTTTTGTTAACGAAAGCTGCTTCCATTGCTTCTTCTATATGGTCATTGATTGTTCTTAAATGTATTGCTAAAATGCTAGCACTATGAATAGCTGAACTTATGAGAGTTTCTTTTGTTAAAAAAGCTTCCCTTTCTAATGCGTATTCTGCCAATTTCACGCTACTGGCTATGATGGCACAACGAAACAAAGTATCAGGATGTAATCTTTCTTTTATTTTATTTAAATCCTTATAATTACAAGGAAACCCTTTTATGTCATCTATTATTAAATTTTTATTAGTGTTAATGTAGTAAATCATATTTTTTAAATATTGTTTTTCATAAACACTTGTGGCAATTACATTGCCATTTTCATTGAGAGTTATTTCGCCAACTTTTTTTTCATGGTGATACATAGACAATCTGTTAGGTCTTTTTACAAAGTAGATATTTTTTCCACAAAGTTCTTTTCCGACTAATTCCATATTTCCTCATAGCATCTTTATCAAACTTGTTATCTCATAACCATACTTTGGAAAAAACCAAGAAAAATTAGTTTCAATAAAACGCAATTGTTCTATAGTTATGCGTTCAGTAATATGTGCTGATGACTTTGGACTAATATGATTGGGATGCATTTGAGTTTTTCCTGCATCAAGATTTTTGTATTTTGTTTTTTTTATTTTTTCTATTTCTTTTATCAATGAATTTATATTAATTTTTTCTAGTGGCAATTCTAAGCATTTAATAACATCAATAATAACTTTATGCTGATCTTTAAAATATTCTTCATATCTAAAAACATAATCAGCTACAGCACAGTTGTTTTCTATTATCCTAACAAAGCCTTTACAAACATTCATTAGATTGTTAGGGTCATTTATGTTAAATTTTTTATTAAATTCGGCGTAACTTGCTATAATGTATCTTATATCTCTTATACTTGTTATTATTTTATTTGACCAATTAGTATATTTTGTATTTCTATCGTGTATTTTTATCACATTATATTCTTTTTCATTTTCTTGCTTGTGAAATTGACACCAAGTTGCGTATGTTTTGTCTTTTCCGTAAACTTGCTCAAATAATAATCTACAAATATTAAATAATAATGTGCTTCCTGATCGTGGCACAGTAGAGACAAGGACATTCATAGTTTAATATATTAATTTGGAGGTCAAATGTGTTGCGGTAGATCATCAGGAAAATCAAAAAGAAAAGGAAATAGCAGAGTTATTAAGCGTAAACCAATAAAACCAGAAGTTAAAAATGAAAATAAGGAAGAAAACAAATGAGTAGTTTCAAGGATTTTTTTAATAAAAAACTAAAAAAAGCATCATCTGTTGCAATTTTTAATCTACAAAAAAGAATTTTATTAGTCAGAAGAAGCAATACAGCGGAATGGATGCCTTTGCATTATTGCTTGCCGGGAGGACATGTTGAAAAAGGCGAAAGCCCACTTGATGCAGCAGAACGAGAAGTCTTTGAAGAAACAGGTATAGAATTAAAAAAATCAGATATAAAATTATTAGAAACGCAAATCAATAACGAATATTTAAATTATCTTTATGTAGCAGAAGTTAATAGTTCCAAAGTTATTTTGAATGAAGAACATGACAAATTTGTTTGGTGCAGTTTTGAAGATTGCAAAGAATACAATTTAGTGCCTAAATTATATTCTTTTATCAAAGAGTTAAAAAATAGAGGATATTTCGAATAAATAGTATAACATTTTTCAAAATGGAGTCCCCCATGCCAGATACATTTCGTGCTACAGACCATGATATGCCATTAGCGGCAGATCAAGTAGGTGATGTCAAATATCTTAAAACAAAAGTTGTTTTTGGTGATAACAATAGTGTCACTGAAGCAAGTGCAACTAATCCTCTTCCTGTTACAATTGGTTCGGCAAGCATTACACTAAGTTCTGGATCTTTTAATATAACATTTTCTTCAGGTACATTTGCTTTGCTTTCCGGCGAAGTTCATGTTATATCTGGACAAGTCAATTCTTATATTCAATCTGGAAATGTTTATGTTACTTCTGGTAATGTCAATGCTGTAATTAACTCAGGAAATATTAATGCTTATATAAATTCAGGAAATATCAATTCTTATATCACTTCTGGAAATGTTATAGCAACAATAAATTCAGGCACAGTAAAAGCATATGTGAATTCAGGTGAAATTCATGTTATGTCTGGTGTAGTAAATGTTGCATCTGGCTTGACTCAAATCATGAATAGTGGTGCTGTAGTAAGCCCAACAAATCCTTTACCTGTATCAATCAGTTCAGGATCAATTGGTGGTGGCGGCATACCTGTGACATTTGCAGCAGGCACCACTGACGCTTTCGGCAGACTTAGGGTAAGCAATCCATTTACATTGTTTGACAGCCAAAACAGATATCAAATAAATGATAAATGGGATTATGTCACAAGCGGCGGAGGATCAACCTCTTATGACCTCTATGGCAGCCTTGTTAACCTCAACACAAGTTTGGCATCAGGCGCACAAGTAGTATGCGAAACCAAACGAGTTATGCCATACCAACCCGGAAAATCTTTGTTGATTTACAGCACATTTACCATGTGTTCTGGTCAAGCAGGACAAAGACAAAGATGCGGATATTTTGGCGCTGAAAACGGTATTTATTTTGAGATAAATGGCACAACACCTACATTTGTTTTAAGAACAAACATTTCTGGTGTTGTAACAGAAGAAAGAGTAGCAAAAGGTTCATGGAATGTTGACAATTTGAATGGAACAGGTCCAAGTGGTTACACACTTAACGATTTCAGCAGTTCAATGATCTTGTTCATTGACATCGAATGGCTTGGTGTCGGTGATGTAAGAGTTGGTTTTGTTTTAAATGGTCAATATGTAAATTGTCACACATTCAAACATACACCAGTTAGCCCAAGTCCAATTAGTGGCACTTACATGACAACTGCGTGTCTGCCTTTGAGATATGAAATTACAAATACCACAGCAGTCACCAGATCTGGTAACCTAAAGCAAATTTGTAATAGCGTTATCTCAGAAGCAGGATATGAAGGATTTAGCAGAAGATATAATGTTGATTTAGGAACAACACCTAAAAACTTAACAAACGCTGATGTTTTGTATCCAATTATTTCAATTCGTCTTGCTTCAGGCAGATTGGATTCGATTATTGTACCTTCAAATTTAAATGCTATAGTAACTAGTAACCAAGACATTCAGTATAGAATTATTATAAATCCAACTTTAACTGGTGCTAGTTGGGCTACTCATTATAATGGAAATGTTCAATATGATACTTCTGCGACATCGCTTTTAAGCGGAAATAATATTATTGGTGGATATGTTAATAAACAAGGATCTTTGGATATCGCATCTATAAGTGAATTCAATTTTCAATTAGGCAGAACCATAAATGGCGTATCTGATGTACTGACAGTAGCAATGGCAGCAACATCTGCTAATACTAAAGTTTTGGCAGATTTGTCTTGGTTTGAAATTGTTTAATAAGGCGGCATCTTCCACATATGCTTGCACACTGAATCCTCGGCTTTCTTACCGCAAAGTCGAGGATCAAGTGTTTCTGGAGCTTTAACTGTGCAAGGCAAGCAGTCCTTTTTGTTCCAAGGAATAACATCACCGGGAGGAAGTTTGGAATCAATACCAACCATGTTATTAGCAAGGAATTTCTTGTGATCTTTCCAAGGAATAATTTTGCCTTTAAGTTTTGGCTCCTTGTGCGGAACGGGAGCAGGTTTAAGATGGTGAATTGGGAATGGAGCTTTTTCCCAAATTGACCACAAACGAGCATCGTCAGTCAAATAAGTAATTGCATCAGCTTGGCTAGGTATCATATAGGAAGGTGGGTAGTTTCCTAACCCACCATATCCTAAAGGATAAAGCATTGTCTTGCCGAACTGTTGACGCTCGTCAAGACGCATTTCTCCAGCGTGTTGCTGTTGCTCATTTAATTCGATGTATTTTCTAAATCCTTGCATACTTGTATATACGCTTTTGCCTTCTGTCTTATTTTGCGTATTTTTTCTTGTTCTAAAACTTTTTGATAATGTTCTTTAGTAACCCATCTTTCATTTCCACTTTGTGTATAGTAAAGAAACAACAATCCTGTTTCAGGGTTTTCAGTTCCCCTTTTAATTCTTTTATCGATACTTTTCAACTTAGCTTCTCTTTGCAATTTATACTTTTCGTTTCTTTTTCTGTAAGATATAGCCCTGCCTTGTTGTCTTCCTTTAAGTTGGTGTTTTGAACCAAAATATGGCTTGTTACCAATAAAAAATATTACATATTGATTGGGATTCTCTGGATTTTTATCACCAATTTTTAGACCTGTTTTAGGATGTTGTTCTAACAAGCGTTGATACATTTTTCTTCTATAACCTGTGTGCTTTTTTCTTAATTCTTCCAATTGATATTTTGTTCCCCAAATTTCTTTACCTGATGAGCTTACTCTTAAGAAATACAAATTTCTTGCAGAATCATATTTTCCAATGAAATTTCTTTCAACTTCATGTTTTGCTTGTTGTCGCTCATAATAGCTTTGGCGACATTTACGAATATATTCTCTTCTTGTGTTTTCTCTTTTCTCATATTGCTCTTTAGTAATCCATAATTCTTCATTTTTTTTATAACCCCAAAAAATTTTGCCGTCTTCTCTTGCTGTTCCACGCTTGATGTGAACAGAGCCTCTCTTGGGAATTGGCATGGCATGACTCCTTTCATATCGTGTTGTGTACAAACACTTGATTCATGTAAATACATCACCAACCAAATTCACGCAAGAGCGAATCCTTTGGTCGATAAATTTTTATTAATTCTTTTTGTTCCAAGTCTTCATTGGTACGAGAAAATTTTAATTTTATATTAGATTTAATATTATCTCTTATTTCACTTTTAATATCATCCAATATGTTTATAGTTGTGGTTTTCTTTCCATCAAATCCTGCTGGTTGATTTTTATTCAGCATACTCATGACATATAAACACATAGATAAAGCCATAATTGCATCATCATGTTTGCCTTTTTGTGCTTCTGGCTTTTTAGTTGCGCTGTTATATTCAAAACATTTCATTTCTTGTAACAAGCGAATTGAATTAATTTTAATTGATTTTTGTAATATTGCAGTTTGAAAGCTAGTAAGAATTAGTGGTCTATTGGCAACAGTTGTTTTAATTCCAACTCTTGGGCTTTTGGAGTCTGGATTGGCGTAATAAAAATTGTCATAATATAATTCGTTTTGCAAAGTATTGATTACAGACAAGCCTGCTGACATTTCTTCTATAATTAATAACGCATTATTATACAATATGGCAAGTTCATATATTACTTGTGCAAATTCATATGGTGTTATTATGTTAGAATAAAATTCAGCAACTTGCTCTTTTGATTCTATTTCAAAAACTTGAATGCAAGAATTGTCTGCTCCTACACCCTCTGATGAGTCTATGCCAAAGTAATATTCTTTGCCGGGAACTGGTTCTTTCCAGATCCACAAAGCTCCTTTATTTTCATCGTTTAAATCTGGATCATCGTTTCTACTTTTATTTTGATATTTGGCAAATAATTTTCTCTTTGGATAATTATTTTTAAGTTCTTCATCAAGTCTTGCGAGTTCTTTGCCGGGAATATAAGTATCACCAGATCCTAAAAATACTCTTAGTATTTCTTGCAAAAAACCTTTTTCACCAAGCTGGGCTCGTTGTTCTTCTGCCCATTCAGGATTTTTTTTTGAGTTGTAAAATGGATGTTCGTGATAATCAATATCAATTATATGAAATTTATTCCTTTGTTCTTTAGCTCCCATGTATAATTCGTAATAATAATTTCCTGTGCCGTTTACTGTAGAAATAATAGCACAGCGACCACCTGTAGCTAGCACAGGATACATAGCTCTCCAGTGTTTGTCTAAGTCATCAATGAATGCGGCTTCGTCTAGACAGATAAAAGCAACTGATTTACCACGGGCAGCTTCTGGCGAATAGAATCTAAGACTACCACCTGTTTCTGTTACCTGTTTAAGGTGGTCATTCCATTTGCCATCTTTTTTAGGAGCAAGCCAAACAGGTAGATTTTCTACTGCTCTGTCTGCAATGTAACCTGCTTCTACAGCTTCACGGTCTGACTTTGAAATCAACATCATAGAAAAATCTAATGTGAACAAACTTTTATACAATCCGTAAAGCAAAGTTACTGTTGTAAGACCACCCTGACGAAACTTAGAAATAATATTAAATCTATGATTTTCATAATCATCAATTACTCTTTTTTGATATTTAAATATAACAAATGGGACCAATCCCTTAGTTGGGTGTAAGATTTTAATATATTTGTGACAAAAATAAGAAAAAGATTTTGTGCATTTATAAATTTCTTCTTCTTGTTTTTTTTGGTCGTAAGTATTTACATCATCGAGAGTTTCGTCTGGATCTATTTCAAATTGAAATTTATCCAATTCGTAAAATTCACTATCATACTCTGTGGCATAATATTGTTTTAATGTCTTAAACTTTTTTTTCCAAACACTCATGCAATAATTATTTAGTAGCATTTTGAATAAAAAAATGCTATATTTATTGTGGAGGGTGCAAAAATGCCACAAGTTGATCAGAATGTTTTGGATTTGATTTATTTGGATTTGCGTAATGAGCGCAAGCACATGTTGTTTTATTTGACAAATGCAAGCTCAATAAAGGGTATGGATGCGGTAGAATATATTGAAATGTTTGAAAAGGAAGCCAAAGAAGAAATGTCTCATGTGACAAATTTCCAAGACATGATTGTTGGTTTGGGTGGCAATTTGAATTGTTTACAAGCTCAAGGATATGAAAAATATGAAATTTTCACATCTCCAAGGGAAGCTTTGAGGTATGCGTTGGAAATGGAAGAAGAAGTAGTAGATAATTATGTAGAAAGAATTGGGATGGTGCAAAATTTAGAAAACAAAACAACAAGTAAGTGGTTAGAAGTTTTTTATGAGAAGCAAATAGAAAAAAGTCGAGCCGATGTAGATAAATATAAGAGGCTTCTAAACTATTAAGGTATAACTATGTCGTTTTTCATGAATGTTTATGATTTTGAATTTCGTGGTAGTTTGCTATCTGCCGATAGGCAGTATCAACAGACTTTCAAAATTAAGGCTAATACCAATAGACCTGATTACATTTTGAGTGGGAATGTAGAACCTTACGATTTTTCTGCCGCTTCAAATTTGACATTATCTTTTTGTTATGATTTAGAGCAAATGAATTACGCAAATGTTACAGTTAATATTGCTGGAGCAACTGCCGCAAGCACAACGGCAGCAGAAGTTGTTTCTGCTTTAAATGCAAATAGTTTGTTTTCTTCTTTTTTCATCGCATCTGTTTTTAAAACAAACAATGTTGGGGTAACGGGCAATAAAGTTTTAATTAAATCTAAAAAACCAAAGCCTAATTTCAAAGCTTATGTTAATAACACAAGTGCTGAAGGTGTTATTCAGTTTAATAAGTTTGCTCCAATTCAAGAGTTGCCAAGTTATTTCAAGCGTTATGATATTGCTCAAAGATTTAATTTTACTGACTTGGGATCTGAAAGATTGCTTTTATTGGATACCGGCAACTCTATTGAAGCAGATTATATTGATGCTGCTGGATTTAATTCATCATCACCAAGTGCCGATTGGCAACTTCTTAAGGGCTGCAACGATCAATACATGTTCACTAAGAGAATTTATACAAGTGGTCAAATTGCTGTAGAAATCAAATATCCTGCTGGAGCATCGATTGGTGATGCAGCATTTAAAACTACTTATCAATACAGTGGATCAGATTTGATTGGTGTTTGCCAAATTCCACATGTGATTGCAAGTGGTGATTTGATTACGCCTTAAAGCATTTTTATAGTGTTCAAACAGTTTATTCGTTCTATTAATTTATTAAATGGAAAGCATTCAATTGTTTTCCATTTTTTTTTGTCTAAGAATATTCTGTCCCATGTGCCATTAACAAATTCATTATTTTGATTTCTGTTTTTTAATACAAATGTAGGGATATGCATTGCGGCTGATAAAGTTTTTAAAGATGTGTCTGGAGACACAACAAACATTGATGATCTTACTGCTTCGATAAAATATTCAACAGTTATTGGATTGTTTTCAAATCTTTCAAATTGAAGCCATTTACATTTCTTTTTAGGATCATATCTTTTAAATTGATCATTTGTCCCGACAATTACTGGTTCTATACCATGCGTCATTACTGTGCTAATTAATTTTTGAAATTCTGTTAAATAAAAAAATCTCTTTGCTTTTGGACCGTTCATACTGCCACAAGGACACAAAAGACAATACTTCTGAGGCAAGTCTAATTTGTAATTTTTGAAATTAAAATATTCTTCATTAACAACATCTGGTAAATATTTTATTATTGGAAGGTGACATTTATTATTTCCATGAGTTCGGAAACCCCTGTTTTCTAAAACAGTTTTTAGATTATAACAAAACTCAATTGTATCTTTGTTTTTCCAAATTGGTATACCGACATTGATCACATAATTTTTTATATTGAACGCTGATAAAAATTTTACAGACAAATCAAATGTGGATGGTTTACTCCAATAAACCATTGAAAATTTGTATTTCAAAGCTGCGTCTATTCCTAGAAACATATCACCAAAAGCACCAGAAGAAAATAATATATTTCCTTCTGTTTGAGATAACCAAACTTTTACATCAAGAAATTCTTTTTCATAAAGCATATTTGTATTTTATAGTATTCCCCATTTTTCTCTAATACGCTGAATCTCTTTATCTTCTTCTTTTTGCATTTGATCTTTTATAAATTTTTCATTTTTTCGTTTTTCTAATTCTATTTTTTGTTCAGCCTTCAAGTACAAAGAATCAATATTTCTTTCCCATTCATTCAATGGATTAAAAGAAACTAATTCACCATCAATTTCTTCATAAACAATACGACCTTGCCAGATAACTTTCAAACTGTTATCATATTCTTTCTGAATAATTTCAAGAGGAATGCCCATCCTCAAACCATCGAAATGATAACCTATTATGGTGCTTGTGTGATTGGCATCAAATTCATTTATCTTATATTCTTCTATATCTTCATATAACATGCTTATAGAATTATTAGCAAAATTATCTTGTATTATTTCTGAACCAAAAACTTTAGAAATTATTGATATTTTCCCTGTTGAACCAAAGAAATCTTTTTGAACTGCTTCTGCTAGTCTTAGTTGCGCTATTTTTTCTTCTATGTTTTGCATGGCAAACATAAATAAGTAATAGAAAAGTAATTATGGAGGAATTATGGCTAGCGTAAAAAAGAATATGATTAATACATCTTCTGTAGCACCAGCAAAACAAAATGTAAAATATTATTTAAATGATCCCTCAACTCCTGCATTAACAGAAGTTGTTAGTTTTTCTCCTTCTACATTGTTCAATGTGGTTGGTTATACAGGTCCAAATGAAAATTGGACAACTCCTGCTGGTTTGGCAGCAAATGCAACTGGCACACTTATGTTCGCCATGAACAATTTTTATAACAATTATGCTTTAAACAAAATAAGCGCATGGTCAAAAGTTAAAACACTACAGGTTAATCCAAATGCTGGACAAATGCCAAATGCTTATTACGACAGAAAAGGTCTCAATTTTTTCTGGTTTACAGGCAAAAATGGACAGAAAATTTTTACATCTTTATCAGCAGATGTTGTGACCCATGAACTAGGTCACGCTGTTCTTGATTTCTTGAGACCTGATTTCTGGTCAATGGGTGCTATTGAAATTTGGGCATTCCATGAAGCATTTGGCGATGTGTTTGCTTTCTTGGCTTCACTGCACCATGATGCAATGATTAACTTTATGCTAGGTGAAACTAAAGGCAATTTATTTGAGAGCAGTATAGTGTCTAAATTGGCTGAACAGTTTGGCAATGGATTGGGCATGAATGGTTATCTCAGAAATGTTGATAATGATTTGGCTTATGTCAACCCAAACACTTTGGCTGATGTTAGCACAAATCCTGATGCTTTGACAAAAGAACCACACAATTTCTCAAGAGTAATGAGTGGTGCTTTGTATCGTGTTTTTGCTGAAATTTATACAGCCAAAGGTAAAAATGTGGCTGCTGTTAAATTAGCCCGTGATTTCGTGCGTGACACATTGTTCCGTTGCATGAAGCTTGTTCCAGCTTCTCCCGGCTTCTTTACAGCTTTTGCAAAAGTTTTTTATGATTTGGGCAAAACACTTAATCCTGAATTGGCAGAAATTGCTAAGAGAGTATTTTTTTCTAAGAACATGATGCCTGCAACTGTTAAGATGAATCTTGACGAAACATCTGACAAGATTAAGTTACATGAAGAAAAAGATGATATGTTCACAATGATGAAATTTGAATATCAAGCTAAACTTAGCGATATTCTTCATGTGGAAGACGAAAAGTACAAGAATCTTAAAATAAAATTGCCAGTTGATGATTTGATTTATCAAGGCAACGATGGGCAAATGGACATGATTGGTTCAGATATAAATGAATCAATTCAATGTGGTCAGCAGGCTGCAAAATACATTATTCAAAATGATCTTCTTGATAAAACTTGGATGGTTTCTGAAGATGGTCTGTTAAAGAGAATAATGATTCGTTGTGACGGATTTGTTGATAACTGCACTATCCCCGGTCAACCAGAATATGGAAAATGCTGGAAATATAGAATCAGCGGATGTGGATGCGGTGGACCTTATGGTTGTCCTCCAATCGAAGAAAAAATTAAACCTGTAATTAAAAATAGTTGCAACCCAAACTATGTTATCAAATGTGGTAATACTAGGGCAAGTGCTTGCTCTAGTTCAAGCACTACAAGAGCTTAACTAGTTGAGGTAATTATGCAAAGTTACGACTTTGAAGAATATTTAGATAATATTTTCAGCGTCATCGTAGATGATGAAGAAAACTACGATGACGATGACGATGACGACATTTGGGATGATGAAGATTATTTAGATAATGACGAAGATGATGATGACATATGGGATGACGAAGATGAAGACTACTATGATGATGATGAGGATGAAGATTGATTTAATTTGTTTTTCTTCTTTTTAAATCTATCTTTTCTTACTGGAGCCATTGCTGGATCAATATAATGTCTTCCTGATCCAATTGGTTCCTCTCCACCTCTATGAATTCCTTGAATTGGACCATTGTAAACAGCAATCAATCCAGCAGTTGGCTGAAGTGGTGGTTCTAGCCACGAATCCGTGGCTATTTCAGATAATTGCATAAATTTCTTGAATGAAAGCATAATGTATTTATGAATCAGTCTCAAAAATGAGTCTGATTCAATAAATAGTTTTATGCCAATAGATCCAAATAATTTCACGCAACTCAATATAGGTGAACAAGGTTCCATCATGGATGAAACCGCCGTTGACTACGGCGACCTTGCTCCAATACCAAACCCATACCCGTTAACATCAGGCACACCAGTATATCGACGCAGGTCAAGGATAGTTCTTGCTGGTCAAGGTGTTTATGAGATATGCAATGTATCAAATGCTAGTCTTGTTGGCAATGAATATGGCGTTGCAGTAAGACCTATTATTAAAGCTTATGCAAATCCAGTAAATGAATTCAACGCTCAAATAGGTGTTTCTCCAAATACGCCAACAACTGTAGTCAGTTACACAATACCTTCGTCCAATGTATTTTCATTTCAGGGAATGAAAGTAAGTGGAGATTTGCCAGCTAAATTTACTTTAAAAGTTAACTCCACAGAATATTACACATTGAGAACAACCAGTGCCACACTTGATGGCATGATTTATTTTAATACACCAGTTTTTGAAATAAACGCTGGAGACACAGTATTAATTGAAGTGCTTTACTACAATAATAATGTGATTACATGTGACTTTGAAGCTACTATCATAGGTTTTAACACATCAGTATGACTACTAGAGAATTTGCAAAATGGTTTTCCAATGTTGAAGGCTTAACTGTAACATCTGTCGAAGAAGACAGAATTTACTTTATCATCACAAAAGAGGCATTAGTAGTCAAGATTACAAATGCAGCAAATCAATCTGATAATTTTTTATCGTTGCATAGCGATGGCACAAGAATGTTATTCTGTCTTCACAAACATCAGTATGACAAATTTATAGAACTGTTTGAAGGAAAAAAACCAGAGGGTGTTATTCCTGATCTTTCTTTAGTGACAATTGAACAAATGATGGAAGAACTAAAAAAGAGAAAAAATATATCTTTTGCATTTGTTAAAGTAGAACATGCCGATTTTGAAAACATATCATTAGAAGCTAGTGGAAACCCAACATTTATATGTGGATTATTAGCAAGAGCTACAAATCTAGCCACAAAATATGCTGATAAAAATATAGATTATTATTATTCTGGTGAAGAGCTTGAAGACGATGATTGGGAAGACATTAACTAGGTAAAAACTCGTCTAATTTATCTTCTATAATCAATTGTCTTACTTTTTCAATAGCTAATTCTTTTTGTTCTTCAGTAAGATCAGAGTCATTTAACTTAGGATAAACATTTTCTTTTATGAATTTTCTGTATAAAAATCCCTTTTTTTTGGCTGATCGTTTGACCATTTTGCTCATTAATCCGCAATTTTTGTGCAAAAACAAAAACACTTGAGCAGCAACAAGAACTAATGTTAACACAGCAACAGATAATTTTTCATCATTGCCGAATTCAACTTCAAGCTTTTGTTTTAGTTTGGTTTCGTCCATATTTTAAAATAGTAACTAATTTACAATATGATAGATCAAAATTTAATAACTTTGTTATTTGCAATCGGTGCTGGTTTAATCAGTGCATGGGCTATAGTGAAATATGTAATAACAATGGAATTAAGGATAGAGCCTGCTGTATTTAAACATATTTATTATTCTCTTGATTTGACTACACATAAAACTGTTTTTGCAGAAGAAATTAGAATAGAAAATAGAACATCTGTTGAATTTATTGCTTTTCTTAAATATAAAGAATCTCCATACTTTTATATAAATCACGGAGAGCGTTTGCTCAGCGCAGGATGGCATGGAAAAGATTATACTACAAGGATTACTTTTTTAAGATTTCAACACAAAAAAATGTGTGAATTCCTAAAAAATTTGTGTGAATATAAAATTAATCATAAACAAGAAATACCAGTTTATATAACAACACCAAACTTTGTTGATAACATCGGTAAAATTAAAACAAAATCAATTTGTCCCATACAACCAAAGAATATTTGGGTAGATATGGAAACAGAAATACAAGATTGTTTAGAATCAGAGCATAAAAAATTAGGCATCATACTTTATGGACCACCCGGAAATGGCAAAACCAGTTTTATTAAATATATTGCAGAAAAATACAAAATGCCAACATATTATATCACATTTACTCCAGAATATGATAATATTTCAATTATGTCAATGTTTTCTCATATTCCGCCAAAGTCATTAGTAATCCTTGAAGATTTTGATAGTTATTTCGATAAAAGACAATGCGTAATGCAAAACAATTTAAATGGAACAGCATCTACTGTTAGATTTACCTTTGACACAATTCTTAATTCTCTTGATGGTGTTTATAACTCATATGACAAAACAGTTTTTATTATGACAGCAAACGATATAGAAAAGGTAGACAATTCGTTAAAATGTCGTCCATCTAGGTTTAAAATTGTTCGTGAATTTCCTAATCCAAACAAAGAAACAATTGATAGGTTTGTGCCTGAGCCTTGGAATAAATATGTTACAAATGTTAATTACGATCAATTGATGCGAATAGCTGAGTTTAAAAACAAAGGGCATACAATTACAAAAGTTTTTGAAATGCTTTCTCTTGATCAACCAAAAGAAGTTTTTGATTTGGCACAAAAAATATATGAAGACCGTATGATAAATAATATTGAAGGCACTGCTGATGGTGATTTTCTAAAAGCTTGCCAGCAATTTGACGAAATGAATAAATAAATTATGCGATCAAATGAAATAAAAATATTTTTAGAAGATTATCATCTAGCTCTATTGGCATCATCTAAAGATGAACAATGGATTTATAATTCCATTAAATATCCAGAAATATTTCAGTCTTATTTTGAAACAAAACATAATATTGATGTGATTTCAGACAATTTGTTAGTCGAAAATCTTATTAAATACAAAAATAAAAATAATTTACCTTGTGTTCCTGAAAAAGTAATAGAATTTCAAAAAAACAAAAATGATTTTGTAAAGAAAAATATTGAAGAAGTTTATCAACAAACATCTTATTATGCTAGCATTTTAGAAAAATTAATCAATGAGTTTAGCTATAATACTAGGAATTTTGGAACATTTAATATTTATCCGTTACCAGAAAAAGAAGATGATACATATTTGCCAATCAAGAAATTTAAAATGATTTGCAAAGATGGAACATGCAAAACCACAATTATTCGTGGTGGTTTGAAAGTAGATGGGAATGACAATATGGCTGATTATTTTCAAAAAAGGATGATCAGCAAATTTATAAAAACTGGATATCTTGATGAGTTGCCTAATGAAAAAGATAATAGAAGAAGATTAGTTTTCATGAAAACAATTCCTCTTGATGGAATTACCAGTTTATCTAAAAACCCCGGAAAGTTTAAACTAAAATTTCTTGGAAACCAGACAGTGGGTGATGAACAGAACGAATTCTCTATAACTAATGAACCAATCTATGTTACTCATATAGGAAGAGCATGAAAAAGAACATTAGTGAAACAATAAGCAAACTAGAAAAGCTTTATTTTGAAATACCGGATGACTTTGCATTGCAAAATGCAAGGGTATTTTTCCGCAAAGCAATAAATGAGATGAAAGAAATTCAAAGCAAAAGAAATAAAAGAGAAATTGCCCAACAGCAAATGAATCGACAATCTTCGTACATGGATGCAGATGCAGCCAAATTGGCTTTAAGAGAATTGGATAGATTGATAGCTTTGGAAAATAATAAACTAAAAAAGCCTGAAAATAATCCTGTTTCAAACAACGATCAATTTTTGATCGGTTAAAATTTTATTAGAAAATTTATTTTTTATTAGCGAGAAATAATAATCGCTTTTGTTGTCAAAACATTTTTCTATTTTAACAGAATATTCTTTTGATGGCACTAATGGTTCATCAAGTTGCAATCTATTTTCTATTTTATTAAGAATTAAATCAAAATTTTTACCATTATTGAAAAATATAACATAATCATTACAGTGATGAAGCATTTCGTATATTCTTCTTAGTCTATAATTTATATAAGAAAAATTATTATGACCAACAACATCATCAAAATAAAATATAAAGAAATGATTCTTCATTACATCTTTTGATGCCATTTCATAGTTATCAAGACAAACATCATAAAACCAAGAACCGCCAAATTTATACTTATGGTTCTTTTGAAGTTCTATAACATTATGGCAATTTAAATAAATGTGTTTTGTACTTGTGTCTTTAATTACTTTTTGAAGTTTGGGATGTGACGAAAGAGTTTTGTCTAATTTGTTGTGAGTGGAACCATGATAACTTACAACAAAAAAACTTTCCATACTATTATTTAGTTTTTATAGCATTTATTTCTTCCATTAGTTTTTTTATTAATTCTAATCCTTTGTTTACAAAAATTTCTTCCTCATCTTCTTTAAATTTATCATTTCCTTCGGCATAAGAATCATTTTCTCCTATGTGATGGCATTGTATTAAGTTATCAGGTACAAATATGCCAGAATATCTACATTGATGTACAATCGGCATGATACAATCTTTAATAGAAAAGTTTTTTTCTTGATCGTGGTATTCTATCAATGATAATGGTAATTTTTTATTTTCATAATCATTCGCCCCATCATTTCCATGAATAAAAAAAGCGCCCACTTTTCCTTCATAATGATTTTTTAACAAATTCGAATATTGACCACTTTTTTCTAATTTTCTTGTAATTTCTGGGTTTTTTATATCGTCACCCATATATTTTTCAGCTTGATCAACAGTCAAAGTTAGATTTACACAAACAAGTCTGTCAAAAAAAGCTTTCACCTGAGTCGTAACCGCATACCAATTTACAGGAGAAAAAACTACAAAGCCACTGGCTTTTTGCATTTTTTTATAGACATCTTTGTCATGCATGTAATCTGGTTCTTGATCATTGTTTTTGCTATAGCAGGAACAAGGAAAATGGCATTGGTAGCCATTTGATGTAGATATGCAACCTTTGCATGGTTGCACTTTAGGTTGATTATCTCTCACAGATAGGTCAAACAAATCAACTTTTATGCTTTTGTCTAATTTGTCCAATATCTTGTTTATCAGCATGCTTGTTTTAGAATCGCCTCCAGAACAAGACTTTCTTGTTCTGGGTGATCCTTGAATTATAACAATTCTGTTTTTTTCTATAACGGTTGATTTGGATTCTATGTAATTGTTGAAGCTTTCCATGTTTTAATTTAGTTTGTTTGAAAGAGAAGACGCAAATTTTCAAAAAAAAGACTAAATAACTTGATTAGATTGTTCATGGTGTCGCTTATCCAATTATGGTGGCACACCTACGGAAAAGGTCAAGAAATAGAGGAATATGCCTACGCCACTTTGGTCTGATATTTTTAAAACTTTTACCTATGCGTTTGAAAAAGATCCGCTAAGTAGAAGATTGCAATCTAAAGATATTGTCGGTGCTGGTATCATCAGTCCCGATTCTATCCCCAGCATTTCTCCCGATGGCTCTTATTGGAATGGTCAAGATAACAGACTTATCCGCCTTCGTGAGAGCCAAGATTTTATCGACCTATCAACTGTAAGCAACAGAATTTCACGATATAAAGAATACGAAAGACTTAGGGCAGTTCCAGAAATCGAAACATGCTTGACCATTTTTGCTGATGAAGCTTGCGTTGCAGGCAACACAAAGGTGGCAACACCATTTGGATTTAAAACAATTCAAACACTTGCTGAAGAAAACGCTAACGATAAATTCTTGGTTTATTGCTACGATTTTAGCAAGAGAGATTACACGCTTGGTTGGGCACATCATCCAAGAAAAACCAAAACATCAGAGACTGTAGAATTAATTTTTGATAATGGTGGCAAGTTGGAATGTACTCCAGATCATAAAATCTTGCTCCGTTCAGGCGAATGGATAGAAGCCGAAAAGATTAAAATTGGCGATGACTTAATGCCATTCTATCGTGAAAAGCCAGACTCAGAACACAACAGTCTAATTAGCGGTCAATTCCCCAGAATCTTTACATTTAATAATGGATGGGTGACTGAAAGACAGCTTGTCGAAGAATGGAAAGCTGGAAAACCCATAGAGAAATATCAAGTTATAAACCAATATACCAGACTTATAAATAAAGGTCTGTCTATGGAAAATATACTTGCTATGGTTGAGGAAACTTGGATCACTATCAAAGCAAGATTGAAGAAATTTGGTTACACATACAAAGAACTAAAACACTTGTCCAGAAGCAAGAATGATAAAAGAAAAGTAATTGGCAAATTTAAAGGTATCACACAAGATGTGTATGACTTGACTGTTGAAGAGCATCATAACTTTGCCACAGACCATACAATTGTTCACAATTGTCAAAAGGACGAATATGGCAATGTTTTGAAAATTCAAACAGAAAACGATGATGTGAAAAAGGAAGTTGAATTCCTCCTTATGTCACGCCAAATGTTGAACTTCAATAAGAGAATTTGGGCAGATTTTAAGAGCTTGCTTCTTTATGGTGATTTGTTCTATGAGCTTATCACCGATCTTGATTCTCCTAATGAGGGAATCTTGAAGATTCAAAGACTTCCTCCCGAAAGTATTTATCGCATTGAAACAACCAAGGGCAAAGTCATTGAATTCCAGCAGTCCAAAGAAGGACCAGATTATCAATCATTGGTTCGTGCGCCTGTCACTGTTGCTAGCGATCAAGAAATTCAAATGGCAACAGCAATCAGATTCGCCCCTGAACAAATTGTTCATGTAAGAGTTAATGAGGATAGAAGGCAGTTTTATCCTTACGGTTCTTCAATCGTTGAACCAGCCAGAGGACCAGCTTATCAATTAAGACTCATGGAAGACAGCATGTTGACATACCGCCTTGCCCGTGCGCCCGAAAGAAGGGTGTTTTATATTGATGTTGGTCAACTTCCCGGTTTCAAAGCTGAAGCTTTCATTGAAAGAATGAAAGACCAATTCCGCAAGAGAAAGGTCAGCTTGAACCAAAACGGATTCTCTGGATCTTCTTCCGTGGAAGAAAGATATCAACCACCAGCCGTCGAAGAAGATTATTGGATTCCAACTAGACCAAATTCTAACACAAAGATTGAAACACTTCCCGGTGCCCAAAATCTCGGCGAAATTGACGATGCTATTTACTTCCGTTTGAAGTTGATGACAGCATTGAACTTCCCCAAGAATTATCTTAATGTCGATGATCCTGCTCAAACCAAGATAACCTTGAGTTCACAAGATGTAAAGTTTGCCAGAACTGTTGAGCGTTATCAGTCTTCATTGGAAGATGGTATTTATGAGATTGCTCAAAGACATCTTCATATGCGTGGTTATCCACCTGAGACTTATGATGATTTAAAGATCACAATGACTCCTCCAAGCGAATGGAGAGAGCTTAGCAGAGCAGAAATCGTCAACAACAGAATCCAAAATGTAACAGGTCTTAAATCTGCTGGTTTGATTAGCGATTACGATTTGTTGCGATTCTGGATGCATTACACTGAAGAAGAAACAAAAGATATGCTTGCTAGAAACAAACTGCAAAAACTTGAAGATGCAAGATTGCAAGTGTTGCAACAGAACCCACAACTTCTTGGTGTTGGCATACCTGCATCCGACGAAGAACAAATTGGAGCTACAGAAGAAGGACCAAACAAATCACCCGAAGTTCCAACAGAAGCACCACCAGAGGGATCACCAGAAGCAGCGGGTGGCGCACCGGCAACTTCAGAAACTGGTGGTCCTACACCGACAACAACAGGGGGTGGTCCACCACTTCCAGAACCTTCAGAAGAAGATATCGAAAAGTATGATCTTGGTATTCAAGATTATGCCTCTGAAGAAGACATGGAAAGCCAAGATTATAGCATTGAATGAGGTTAAAAATGTCAGAATAACAAAAAGAAAAAACTGGAGAGAAAATGTTAAGATGGAAACAATACATTGAAAACAAACAACAAAAGTATCAAGGTGACAGCAACCCTATGAGTAATATTTGGGTTGACACTTGGCACGAAGCACAAAAACACGCATCTTCAGGCAACACACAACTTGCAGTCAGCATGATGCAAAAGGCTGCACAACAAGCATGGGAAGAAAGTCCGGGGGAAGCAAAATACTACTTAGGAACTGCGGCGTGGCTATCTGGAGACAAGGCAAATTGTCTAGCGATGGCAAAAGACAGTGATGTAATCCAAACAGGTAACGAAAAAGTTTTGCTCAGGCTTTTGAACTCAAAGACTAACAATTACCAACAGGCATACGAGGAAATGTGAAGTTACAGCGTGGTTATAAGACCGAATTGAGGTTAAACAATAAGCAAAGAACCACATGTCTCAAACATGCAGGGAAAGCTCGTTACACCTACAATTAGGTTTGTAAACAAAGAAGACATGGAAAGCCAAGATTATAGCATTGAATAAAAATATTTAAAAATTAACCACCCATATTAGGTGGCAGATTATTTGGTTTATGAGACTCACCATCTAATTGTCCAAGACCTTTATCTTTATCATCTTGCTTTATATTTTCTTCTAATTCATCAATCATGTTATTCAAATCATTATCTTGAATATCTTTAACAAATTCTTTTATAGCTTCAAAAAATTTATTAAAATAATTTGGATTATCTAAAATTAAATGAATTATATTTTCTAATTCAGCTGATTTTTTTCGCATTTTAAAAGGAACAGCCTGTTGATTTTGATCTTCATTTTCATTTAAACCAAATCTTTTATTGATGAAATCAGCAAATGTTTGCATGTTTACCTTCTTTTTTTTAAAGCTCCTGCATAGATATGAGTTAGGATTCTAAAAATTCTCACTCTATGTGAATTAAACATGTTTTTTTTGGGAGTATAAAATGAAGAGAAAACTCATCGACTATGATGTCTTCAAGCAGATTGAGCGTAAGTTTCTCCAGACCGCCGAAAAAGAATTAAGTGAAGCCACCGATGCTATTGCTGCTGCACTTGGCAAAGATAACATGGCTCTTTTCGGCATCACAGAAAATGAAGCTACTTTTGCTACTGATCAAGGAACACTTGTTCACGCTACCTATATTGTAGATGATACCAAGCTTTTGCTTGAAAACATTGAAGAGTTGGTTGTCGATGAAACCTCTCAAATCAATGAAGGTAAATCTATTCTTGACAAAATGGTTGATTCAATTCTTGATGACAATAAGAACGCAGCAAGCGATCTTTTCTCAAGCTACTTCAGCCTTCCTTACATTCGTGTAAACCTTCAGGAAGGTGTTATCAACGAAGCCAAGAAGCACGGCAAGGGCAAAATGCCTCCCCAGCTTCTCGCTTACTTCAAGAAGAAAGCTGCTAAGAAATCTCATGGCAAGAAAGATGACAAGCGTGAAGAGCTAATGAAAAAGCATTCTTCCAAGAAGATGATGAACCTTTCCAAGAAGGCTACCGCCAAGATGGTTAAGGAATGGGCATCAGTTTCTAAGAATGTTCTTGATTATGTTGATTTCAGAACATTCGGCGCTCCAACCTTGAGCGAAACCGTTAAGGACAAGCTTGGCAATGTTGTTGCCATTGCTATTCCTCGTTCTCAAATTAAGAACGAAGCCAAGATGCTTTCCTTCAATTGGAAGACTCTTAATACCAATGTTATGCACCAAAGAGATCTCATGAAGATGCTTGCACACAATGCCCACTGGGGTCTTGCTTGCAAGGATATGAAGAAGTGCAACGCCATGAGCGATGCTTCTAAGCTACAGGAAACCATTGAGAATGTCGTCGCTGCTTTCCCCAGCGTGATTTATCTCACCGAAGGCGAAATTGCCAAGTTGATCAGCGACACCTTGGTTAAGGAAGGCGTTAAGAATTTCGATGACGATTCTTGCTCTTTCTTGGCTGAAGGCGTTCTTCGTACTTGCTACGAGAACTACAAGGACAAGGTCAACCAGATATTCAAGCTAGCTGATATGTTTGAATCCGACAGCTATGAAGGATTCAAGAGAGCTTCTGAAGTCATGATTGAAAAGCTTGACGAAGTTGCCAACACCGAAAAGATGGCTTTTGAAGACACCTACAAGGCTCTTAACAGCCTTGCTGGTCTTGCCGAACACTTCGGTGATACCTCAATCAAGCATGAAATTGCTGGCTTTATGGGCGACATTGAGAACGCTCTAACTGGCAAGAAGGCTTTTGATCTTGATGTTCTTGAAGAAGCTGCCGCAATGCTCAAGGCTGCTGCCAATCTTCCAATGAGTGGCGACTGGCATGTTTCTGACAAAGTTGGTCACACTGTGACTGGAGATGTCGAAGCAATTGCTAAGTATGCCAAAATTGACGGCACTCCCGGCAAGTACGCTTCTACCCGTTCACCTTTCGTCAGCGATGGCAAGTCTTATGACAAGCAAGGCGTTGAAGATCTTAAGCAGGGCTATTTGACTCAGGATGGCAACGATGTCTATCCCAATGTCAAGAATCCATATGTGCCCAAGGCTGGCGATTTCAAGATTCATGGCGAGAAGGCTATCGAATCCGATAGCGATGTGCTTGGTCATGATGACGGTCCCGATACTTGGGACAAGCTCAAGAATCCTTACATTCCTGCTAATGGCATGACTTTGGCTAACAGCTTTAAGCTACTTAAGGGTGGCGAAAGGGGTTGATGTGAGTATGCTACTTGTGGACTGCTGTTCTCACGGCGGAATTCACATGGATCTGAATGAGTCCACCAATGGTGGACTCACCAGATTTCGTGGTAAATTTCAACAAGCCGACGAAGTTAACAAAAATAATAGATGCTACAGTTTTAATGTTCTAGACAAAAATGTTCGTGACTTAGTGGAGTGCGTTAACGCAAGAGGTTTAGTCGGTGAACTCGACCACCCATCTGACTCCATTATCCATTTCGAAAAAGCTTCCCATGTCGTCACAAAATTATGGTGGGAAGGAAAATCCTTGATGGGAGAAGGTGAAATTCTCAACACTCCTCATGGCAAGATCCTCAAGGCTCTTATCAACGATGGTGTGCGTGTAGGCATTTCTTCAAGAGGCGTTGGCAATGGCGCTACAAATGATAAAGGCATATTGATGATCACTGAATCATACAAACTTATTACATTTGACGCAGTTGCTGATCCTTCAACTTATCAGGCATTTCAAAGGAAAATTACCAAGGAAAACTATATTCCTGATAATTTTTCTGCAAGAAATGAAAGCAGAAGCATACATAGTGTTAATAAGGATGCACTTATAGCTTGCTTAGGCGGGTTAATTAAGAACAAAACCAGTAACATAATAGGGAGACTGTAATGAACAAGATTTTAAATTCTTTGAAGAATCTTCTTCCAGCTGATCAAATCAACGAAGTTGCTCAGGCTGTCAATGAAATGTTGGAAGAGTCCAAGAAGGAAATGGAAGCTGAATTCAATAAGAATCTTGAAGAAGCTTATGCCCAGCTTACCAACGAGCTTTCCCAAGCTGAAAAAACCGCCTATCAGGGCTACAACGAAGCTTATCAGATCATTGCCGATCTTCAAGAGAGACTTTCCACTCAGAAGGCTGAGTTCGAAAACACCCTCGAAGAAGGCTATGAGGAAGCTTATCAAATGATTCTTGCCGAAAGAAACAGCAAGAACAGCGTCGAAAGCGACCTCTATGAAGAGTATGATGCCAAGCTCAAGGAAATGAAGGAATACATCGTTGACAAGGTTGACGAGTTCCTCCAAGTCAAGGGCGTGGAAATCTACGAGCAAGCCAAGAGAGACCTCATGGCTGATCCTCGTATCGTGGAACACAAAGTTGCACTCGATAAGATTGTCAACATCGCTTCTGATTACATCTCTGGCGATGAGCAGTTCTTCAGCACTTCCGGCAAGCTTGAAGAAGCCCGTAAGTCTGTCGAAGATCTTAAGGGTCAGCTTCGTATGATGGAAGCTCGCAACATTCGTCTTTCAACCGAAAACACCAAGTTGAATGAGAGCGTTCGCAGAGCTTCTGAAGTCATTGGTGAAAGCCGTGTTAACAACACCAAGAAAGTCATCAGTGAGCAGAAAGAGCGTGGCGAGAAAGCAAAGAGCGTAAGCGGGAGAGGTCAGTTAATTACTGAAAATGTTCAGGTTATCTCTGAATCAACTTCAGTAAATGCAGACAACGATCTTCTCGTTCTTTCAGGTATTAAAAAGGCTAAGTAATTTTACTTTAGAAAGGTGATAAAATGAGTCTTAATGCAGCTTATCTTAACGAAGCTAAAGAACTAGAGAGCCGTTGGGCTAAAACTGGTCTTCTCAAGGGTATCGATGACACTCATACCCGTGCTGCTACCGCAGTTCTCCTTGAGAACCAACGCCTAATGCTCGAAAGAGAAAAGCTTTTCAACGAAGTGTCAACCGACACCGCCGATGTCGCACAGTTCAAGAGGATCTCAATTCCCCTTGTTCGTCGTATTTATCCCCAGTTGATCGCCAACAAGATTGTTAGCGTTCAGCCACTACTCGGTCCTACCGGCTTGGTGTACTACCTCCGCTTTAGGTACTCCTCAAACAAGGGTTCAGTCCGTGGCGCTTCCAATAACGGCGGCTTCCCCACCGATGATGTGAACTCACTCCAGCAGTTGGCTGATGGTACTGCAAACCTCGATGTTTACTACTCTTCACAGTTTGTAAACAACGAAACTACCAGCACCAACAGCGGTGGCGTTGCTACCAGCGTGTTCAGCCCATTGGAACATACCCCAATCCTCGCTGGCACCATTACTGGTACTGTTTACAACGCTGGCACAGCTATCCAGACATTCGTCGTCTCATCAGCTGGCTCTTTCACTTTCACCGATATTGGTTCACCTACTGTTAAGGGCACCACTTCCGGCACCAGCATCGACCTCACCACTGGTGAGTTCACCCTCGCTTGGACCGGCGGAACCCCCGGTAGCAACTACTGCGTACTCTCCTATGAGTACAATATGGAGTGCAACCAAGACCTTCCTGAAATCAACCTCGTCGTTGAATCAGAAGACATCATTGCCAAGACCCGTAAGCTCAAGGCAGTGTGGTCATACGAAGCACAGCAAGACCTCCGCTCACAGCACAACCTCGACGCTGAAGCTGAGTTGACCGCTGTTCTCGCTCAGGAAATCAACCTCGAAATCGACCGTGAAGTGTTGGGCGACCTCCGCAACAACGCCGGTACTGTCTCCGCTTGGGACTTCAGCACCGCTATCGGTCAGACCATCAAGGAAAAGTACGAAGCCCTCTATGTGAAGATCATTGAGGTCTCCAATGTGATCCATAGGAAGACCCTCCGTGGCGGCGCTAACTTCATCGTGACCTCACCTGAAGTTGCTTCAATCTTCGAAACCGCTACCGCTGGCTTCGCTCCTGCTCCTTCCGAAACCTTCACCTCCTCCTTGGGTGTGCAGTATGTCGGAACCGTGGCTAACCGCTACCGTCTCTATAAGGATCCCCTCTTCCCAACCAACCAGCTTCTCATGGGATATAAGGGAGATTCATACATGGATAGTGGTTATTTCTACTGCCCATATGTCCCCCTAACTCAGACTCCAGTTGTCCTTGATCCAGAGTCATTCTGCCCAAGGCGTGGTCTACTTGTTCGATACGGAAAAAAACTATTACGAGAAGGCGCAAAATTTTATGCAAGATTGTCGATAGCCAATTTCCGTGTGTAAAAATATTAGATCTATCTCAAATAGATCCCAGAAACCCGACCTTTAAGGTCGGGTTTCTTTTTTTATATGTTATGGAAAAGTTAGCCATAGAGAGACGAGCATAGAACTTAAAAAAATAATGTGGAAAGAAAAAAAATTTTAAGCTTGATTCTATATTAAGTTGATGGTAATTTAATTAAACATTCAACTAAGGAGTCGGGAAATGAACATTCATGAGTTCAATCAAAAATATGCATCTTTCAAAGATGCGGATAAAATACAAATAACATGCGATTGTCCTAATCATAAAATAATTGGAGAAATAATTAGTATCGGAAAGCAACCAGCTAAAAGAAACATAATGAAAAACAATGGAGAACAATTTATTTGTCGTGATTGTTCTATGAGATATAATAATCCAATGAACAAAATTGGTAACGGAAGGCAAAACAACGAAATAATTAAAGTGTATTGCGCTCATCCAAAACATGAAGGTGATCGTTATCGAGAAATAAAGATGAGTGCATATTTTGGCAAATTAGAAGAGCCTTACACACAAGATTGCAAAAGCTGTGTACAAAAAGACAAAGAAATAAGCCAAGAGCAAAGAGAGAAAATAAGAGCCAAGCTTACAGGTATTGAGCGTAGTGAAGAATTTAAGAAAAAATTAAGCGATTATATGAAGAATAATCCAGAACATAGAAAAAAAGCAACAGAAATATTACTTGCCAATCATTGTTCAAATGGAATGCTAGGGAAACATCATACAGCAGAATGGAAAAAAGAACATTCTGAAAGAATATCTGGTCGAACATATTCTGAAGAACATCGAGCCAATATTTCTTCCGGTCGTAAAAAAATGTTAGAAAAACAAGGTGGATTCAGCAAAGAACATCGTGAAAAGATATCTAAAGCAACAATCCAACAATATAAAGAAGGATTTGATCCTAATACTCATCATTTAAAAGGCAGACATCAATCACCTAAAGCAGGAAATATTCATTTCCGTTCTTCATATGAAAAGAAAGCTTATCTAAAGTTAGATGAAGACAAAAATGTAAAAACATATTTTGTTGAAGAAATGTCAATTGATTATGTACACCCTAATAAAGAAATAACATCACAATATTTGGTTGACATATTGGTGGAATACTATGATGGATCTAAAAAACTAATAGAAATTAAACCCGAAAAAATGTTAGAAGATTCGGTCGTACAAGCTAAAATGGAATCCGCTAAAACAAAAGCGTATGAACTTGGCTATGGGTTTGAAGTTTGGACAGAAATGGATTTGTTTGGTCATGTTTACAATAAGAAAAATATGAATTCATTCATTGAAAAAATAAAGAATGGCGAAGTTTAATTAAAATTTACGCTACAGCATCCATCGTCCCCTCCAGAATTGGTAGGGGACGATTTTCTTCATCAGTAAGGCACCAATAGACTTTAGTTAGCCCTAATGCATCTAAAGCTATTTGGCATTTGTAGCACGGCTTGGCTAATCTGAATTGTCCATGTCTATTGATTTTTAGGCTTAGAATCGTTGTTCTTTTGTTATAGTGCTTTTCATCAAGTTTAAGTAAAAGGGCTGCTTCTGCGTGAAGGAAGGGGTATTTCTGCCAATGTTTGATATTAAACTTCATAGCTAGGCGATAAGCTTTAGCAGAGGTCATAATTGGGTTGTTCTTACCCATTGCTATAATTTTATTTTTTCTTATAGCGAAGGCGTAATGATAAAATGGTCTTTCTTTTTTATTATTCCAATCAGCTAACATGATGCGAACGCATCTTTGTAGCAAATATTCGTTCATTGAGTTATTTTATATTTTTTTATTTTTAAGTCAAGAATTATGTTCCACATCGATGCTATCTTCGTTGCGTGATTTGAAATATTTTCTTAATTCGTCTCTGAGTCTTGGCTTGTCGCCAGTAAGTGCAAGCATTCCTTGCCAATCTTTTTTGATATCAGTGTCTGGGTCATATTGATTTTTGATGAGGATATTTGTTCTCCAGTTGTATCCACGATCTTTCTTTTTGCCGTGCCAGAAGTGAAGTAAAGTACCATCTACATAACCAATATTTCGTTTAATATTTTTGTTGGCTAAATCTTCCCATTTTTTAAGAACACGCTTATAGGCTGGGGTGAATTTTTTATTTATTGTTAATTCCATTTTGTCGATAAGTCCGAAAGCCATATGTCTATCGCCTGATCCAAGAATTGCTTCTTCTATTAGACCGCCAACTGCATTAAAGGCTGTTTTGGTTGCTGCCCAAGCAAAGCCGGGGTGCCAATAATCATATCCTTTGCATTTGGGATGTTCTTCATTATAATAACTGTGAACAAAGCCTCTATGGGATTTTATCATATTATGTGATGGTGAAAGATCTACAGCGGTGCTAAACATTTGTACGAAGCTATAATGTTGGAGTTGATGAATAGTTTCTTCGACCCAATCTGGTCTAGCGAAAGAGACATCGGCATCAATCCAAGCGAAATATTCCCAATCTGCTGGGAGTCTTTGTACGGCGATATTAATTAGATTTTCTTTATGCCACAGTTCTGTTTGTGTTCTGACTTGGATGTTTTGAGGATTAGTGGGATCTGTTATTTGGAATGGTCTATTACCATAAGCTGCTTCTATTGTGTAAAGAGAAGCGCCTGAATCTGCAATCATTTTTTGAAATTTTTCGTAAAGCTTGTATCTGCTTTCGTATCTTCTTGGATTTATGATTGGTGTTACGACATAGAGTTTAGCTTCATCGTTTTGCGCTGCTGTTAAAGTGCGTCTGATCATAAACACCTCACATTATTATTTAGGGATGTTTTATGAAATAACAATATTACAAATGGATAATGTTTGATGAATTATTGATGAATTTTTACTAAACTTATGAATTCTTCATGTTTATAATTGGGGAAATTTTCAACATAATTAATTTTGATATTTATCGGAGATTGCAGAAAGCTAAGTATGTGTTTTTTAAGTTCTTCTTCATCCAATTTTTCTGCAATTATATTGACTTCAAGGTTGTTGATGTCAGTTTGAACGAGTTTGTATTTTTTAATTTTGAATTGAGAATAAAAGGAATGCGTTCCGAATAAAGCCCATTTTTTATCACCATTTGGCAATACGAACATGTTTCTAACTCTTCCGTGTATTTTTGTTATTGTTTGGAGGCTTCTTCCGCAATGACAAGTTCCTAGTTCGATGCAATCACCATTTTTGTATCGTCTAACATATGGGTTTGTTAGAGTGGTTATGATCATATTGTTGTTTTCATCTGTTTCGACTATTTGGTTTTCCATGACATGGTAGACGCTAGGGTTATCTGGACAAGATATGGCGATTGTTCCATTTTCTTCTGATGAATACATAGTGCCGCCAAGTTCGCCTGTGCTTTTAGCATCTATGAAATTTGTTATTTTGGTTAAATCAAGTTCTTTGATGATGCTTGGTCTGGCGTGGAGGTAATGGGGATTTTTTTCTTCCAGCCAAGTTTGTAGTTCTTTGATTGGTAAGTGTCCATTGCGAAATATTTTACCTTGTTTGGGAAAAATTGTTTTAGGTATTCCCCAAGACGGGTGAATTGCAGGTTTTGATAAGGGTTTTATGATTGCATAATTTTTTGTTGCATCCCATTTTCGCCATAAAAGTTCTCTTATGTTTGTTGCATAATACCAAACATAATCGCCATAAGTTTTTTGAATAGTGAGTGTTTCGCCTGTGCTACCGGAAGTGGTTGTTGAATACATTCCTTTTTTCATTTCTTTTTTTCTTAAATCTTCTCTTGTAATAATTGGGAAATTTTTAATATGGTCAAAATTAGGTTTATGATTCCATTGTAATTGGTCAAATTGATTGATTAGGTTTACAACATCTTTTTCGGGGCTAATCATAGAATCTCCAGAGAAAGAAGTTGTAATCATCATATTCCAGCACTAGGTCTGGTCTGATATTAAAATCATTATCTTTCGGGAAATAATCAGCAATTTTCATTATTGGGAGCTTGTGTTTAAAAGTTCTTGTAAGAAAAAGACCACAATTTTTCTTACACATGTTTAAAACTGAGTCTGTCAAATCTTTTGTGAAGTTGAGAACACCATCTCCGATGATATTGTCATAATATTTGGTATTTTCACGCCAATCTTGGATAATCATGGTCTGGGATGTGTACCAAGGATCTATATCCATTTGATTGGTGCTTATTGAAATGAGTTTATGGGTGCAACCAAGGAGGAGTGTTGTTCCTGAGATAAGATTGTCTTTATACACTTGGAAATCATCAAGTGAAGGAGAAAGTGGGTGTGGTAATTCTTTTGCCCAATATGAATTGTCCATGAACTAAATTAGTAAAAAATTTAAATGACAAATTCATTCAAGCATACTGTGCAAACTTTTTCTTCTTTCAAATTGCTTTCTTTGACTCTTGTGTTAAAGCCGCAATTTAAACATAATAATTTTTTATTTTCTTTATAATAAACATATCCTTTTTGCATTTCGGCGATTATCATTTCATCAGTTATTGTGTTGATATCAACATTTTTAAAATATTCTTCGACAACAATACTTCTGTATTTGTCAAATACTTTTTTTGAAATTTCCATAAGTATCCTTGAAATTAGAGATGTGTTTGTTTACATATTTAAAACATAAAACAAAGTGTAAATATATATAATGGAGAAATTATAATGAAAAATTTAAATGAAATACTTTCGAGTTTAAATAATGGATATTCCTCTATAATTAGTTTAATTTCCAATAAATATAATTTTGCGAATGAACCTGAATATTACACAGAACCAGATGTGACAGACTTTAATTGGTTTGGTTGGGCGCAGTCAGTTTTTATCGATTCTGGCGATAAGATTGTTGTTGGAGGTTCATCGGGATTATATGATGCTGGATTGGATGAAAATTATTCTTTAGTGAAGCGTTTTAATATTAATGGAAATTTGGACAACACTTTTACCAATATTAAGTTTCACGGTAATGGTAATGGTCATATCAGATCTATAAGACAGCAATCAAGCGGAAAATATATTATTGTAGGGCACTTTACATATGTGGATGAAAATTTGAATAGGAGGATTGCAAGATTAAATACTGATGGCAGTTTGGATGAAACATTTAACAATGCTGGTGGATTTAACAATGTTGCTTTATGCTGTCATGTAGACAGCAGCGACAACATATTTGTTGGTGGTATATTTACACGATATGGTGGAACCAATACCACGGAACTTGTGAAATTGCAATCTGATGGAACAATAGATGCGGCGTTTTGCAGCAATGTCACAGCTGTAAACAGCAATGTTTATGCTATAAATATAGACAATGCAGGAAAAGTTTATGTCGGTGGCAATATTAGCAATGGCATTGCAAGATTAAATTCTGATGGCACAACAGATAACGGATTTGATGTAGGGAGTGGATTTGATAATAGAGTTACATCTATACAAATACAAAATGATGGCAAGATTATAGTGGGCGGCTGGTTTACCACATATAAAGGTCAACCTTGCAATCACGGTATTGTGCGTTTGGAAACAAATGGGGATTTGGATTCATCATTTACGACCGATGGAACAGGTTTGAATAGATGGCAAGGTTGGATGAATGTTCAGGCAGTAAAGTTACAAAGTAATGGAAAAATTATAGTTGCTGGATGGTTTGTTGGTTACAACGACACATTACAAAAAGCCATTGTAAGGCTGAATAATGATGGCACTAGAGACGAATCTTTTGTAACAGGATCTGGTTTTAATGATAGAGTTCAAGGTTTGGATATTGATGCTGAAGGAAATATATTTGCAGCTGGGTTTTTCTATTTTTACAATGGCAGTCCTTGCACAGAAAATTTTAATTACATAAATTCAAAACAATCTGGTGGTGTTGCAAAGTTAAGTCCTACTGGTCAATTGCTTGGGCTACCTTTGCATCAAGATTTGTTCCCTGTTGGTATTTCTGATGGCGAACGAAACATGTTTAACAGTGGATTATACATCAACACAAATGTTAATCAGCCATATGGCTCTATATCTTTGAATTTATCACTTCCAAGCACTCATAGCGTTTTGTTTTATAGTAGCAATGGTGAAGGAATTGATTTTACAGCTTATGACATAGGAATTGACGATTACGATTATAGTCCCACAAACATGGATGGTGAAGTTGTCAATGCAAACTCTTATTTTGGATCAAATAGTTCTTATTTTACAAATCAGTATCCCGGTTTGTTTGTAATGGGTGCAAGCAATATTTCGATTGATCAAATAAGTATAACAGGTGGATCTAGTAATTTGAATGCAGGAAGTGGATATTTCGACATATCTGTTTATGGAGAAACATATGGTGTTTTTTATAAAACGACTTATGGCAATGATACTAGTTATGAGACCAATGTGCAGCAAGTGATTATTATTAAAGGTGGAAATGATGGAATTACTCAAACATTATATAATTCCACAAGCAATATGGATCAAGTTCTTGAAGGATTGACTAATAGGTCACAAATATTTGTTCTTGTTTTTGCTGTAAACAATTTAATTGAGGCATTAAGTCAAGAAATAGTTTCTTCAATAGCGACTGAATTTTTAACAGTGGCGATGTATGAATCACCTATAATTGTATGTTCGCCGACAGTATGTGATACTCCCGGTTTGCCTTGTTTGACAAATGTGGCATGTATATGCTCTAAGAGAAAATTATTCCCAGCTAATTGTTATGCTGGACAAATCAGATCAAATTCTTGTAGTTATGC